AAAAAAAATAAAAAAAAAAAAAAAAAAAAAAAACAAAAACAAAAACAAAAAAACAAAAACAAAAACAAAAACAAAAACAAAAACAAAAACAAAAACAAAAACAAAAACAAAAACAAAAGCAAAAAGCAGAAAAAATAAACATTTCAAATAACCCAATAAATGATATTGGTAATTTATAAAAAGTTCATCTATCATATAACCGTCGATTCTCATTTATAATAAACAAAAGTTCTCTCGGTTCCATTTTATCAAAGTAATCCAATACGGTTTGAAATGTTACGTTTTGTTTAGATTCTATTTGTGATTTACGCGATTTGCGTAAACTAGCCAAATAAATATTTTGATGTATTTTATAAATATGTGTGATATATTTCTTATGAATGTTTTTGTTTTTGAAAACATAGTACTCTACATATGTGGTATGAACGTTGGATACATAATTTAAATATTCATTTTGTATATTATTGAATGTTTTTTTCATGGATGGATAAAATTTCAAATAATTTTCTGTTTGTTTTATGCGACGCAAACAAAAATAATAATATTGTAGATTAGCAGCAATTGTTCTCGATAATTTTAAATATTCATATTCAGGATTTTTTATAGTTGTATGTTCTCCTGTATTTGTATTTGTCACTACAACTCCTTTTATCATTTCTTTTTCTATCAAAAATATATTTTTCAAGTTTTTATGTGAATCGATATTATAGTTTTTGGTATCGTATTCTTTTGGATGGTTTATAATACCTTCGATATCTTTGATAAAACTCCAATTTTTATAATTATGTGGCGATACATATATTGCTTCATTTGGGTAAATATAATATACAGCCACTAAAAAAAGCGTCGGATAATCAAGTGGTAATACTATTTTGTTATTTGGATGTTGTAATATGAATGTATATGACAACGATTTACAAAAATATTGTAATAGTGGCAAATCATTCAATTCTTGTCCTTCGTTTGCTCTTAATGCGTCTAAGAACATATTATAAAACGTTTTGTTTTCACTTTTGTCACTGTTTTTTTCATTGTTCGATTTCCCATAAAACCAATAATTACACCCAATCGAATTCTTACTAGCAATTTCCCACCGATTGATACTTTTATCATAAAACAAATTTATCATTATACCTTCTATTAGTTCATTTACTACTATTGCGTCTTCTTGTAATAGCAAATTATTTTCAAAAAAAATATTTTCATTCATAGATTTGGGTGGAGAAAAACATACCAATTTTCTATCTAAAAAAGATAAAATAACAGAACGGTAATTTCGTAATTCATAATCATCCAAACATAGATATTGTTTGTCATAATTGAAAACATAATATATATTATATTTCGATGAATTGATTTTTTTTTTGATTTTCGACGATTTTATATTGAAATCAATTTTGAATGAGTTTGATGATATTGTTTGCATAATCTTTTAGATATTATGTAAATATCTTTATCTATTTTATTCATATTGTTTTATATCGATATTGTATACGATACCATTTTGGAGAGTCTTGACAAAAAATACTTTTTCTTTGTATATATCCGATTCGTTGTTTTTTATCAATGCTGAATCTAATCCAGGTATACCATCATCGTTTGGTATTTCCATAAATTTGTCATTCCAATCTTTCATTACAAATATTTTTTCTTTTTTATCTGTTAAAAACTCCAATTCATAATATGGTAAATTATACCGATGTAAATTCTGTAAATGGGATTGATTTGAATTATTTGTCGTTGTATGATTGATGTTTTGGTTGATAATATCCGTATTTATAATCAAATATTTATCACATAATCTACCTAATAGTTTTGATTTCAATTCTTTATAAACTCTACCTAATTTCATATTTTTCACTAAAACAATATTCATTTATTTTATAAATACATAAAAAAATTTTATATATTTTTATAAATAATATATAAACAATAATCTATGAATGAAAAATTTACACCGTTTCTCATTTTATTAGCTGATTAATTCTGTTTTACATCAAAATAAATGCCTTCATCTTGTCCCTCTGTTTTTGAACTAATTATAATATATTTATCATTTTCTTCAAAGTTTTCTTCTTTATATTTGTTTATTCTTTTACAATCATAATAGATATTTAGAGGCGCTTTTAATTTCATAATATATGGATATTGTTTCAATAAATCACACTCAAAAATGTAAAAAATATCATATTTGTTGTTTACACTCAATATTCTTTTAGCATCACTTCCTGTCGTAGAATAAGCAATCCATCCATGGTCTTTGCTTTCAAATAAAACTACATGTTTTTTTAGCATTGTACTAAATTAATAATTTACATATTTTTATATCGTTTTCATTGAACAAATCAGCGTTTTACACAGTTGATGATTTGTTCGCTGACCATGAATAAAAAATTGATAATTCTATTAACATTTATTTTTTATATAAAATGAATACTATGAATACTGAATCAATGTTGGTAACAATTAAAAGACAACGTGAATATTTAATCGAATTGGCAGAAGATAAAAAAAAATTAATACGTGAAAATGAACGAATATCATCCGAATTAGCTTTTAATTCTAATAGTTTAGAAAAAATACGTAAAAATCATATTGGCGATTTGATAAGACTAATGGAAAAAAATATTGAATTAGAATCCAAAATCAATGAAATTAATAAAAAAAATCAATTGTTAATTGACGAAAACGCGAAAATTAGCAATGAATTATCAAATGAAAAACGCAAACATGCTGAAACAACCTATTATTACGAAGGACTACATTGTGGTGGAGAATGTATTTGTGTAAAAGATGAATATTTATGTCCGAATTGTCGAATTGAAGGTAGTGAGTCGAAAGATTCGTTCTTTTCAATGGAAGATTTTAATGATAATAATTCGCAAAGTCCGGACATCAAATGTATAGGCACACGAATTAATGATGATGATGATGATGAATATGAGATTTTGATTGAAAAAATTTACATTGAAAAGAATACACACGAGATAGTAGCAGATAATAAAACCGATGATATAGTTGAATGTACGAATTCTATTGAAATCGATGATGAAAATTTACCATTGATAGAAAGAATAGACCGTTGTCTCAATAATATTACTACGGAAGATGAAAATGAAAATACAATTCAAACTAATATTATAAATTGTTATCATGAAAATTCAATAACAAGCCGTTTATTAACAAAAAATGATGATATTTATAGTCATAAAAAAAATGATGATGATGATGATGACGAATTTAATTATATTATGTCAAATGGAAAAAATGAATACGTGGATAATTACTTCTCAAATAGATTATAACAATGTGTATCAATGAAATGTTGGGTAAATTATAAAAATATTACGATTTTTTATTGTCAAATATTGACAACTGAAAATATAATTTAGATAGATTATATATATATTAGATTATATATATAATTTATAATGGAAATAGATTCATTGGATAACAATAATATGAACGAAACACAAAATGTCGAGAATACAATTGAATCTACTGAAAAAAAATTAGAAACTCCTCGCGAATCTACTCCACCAATTACGAATGATAATAGTGTTATGTTAGAATTAGGAGATATTATTGAGATTATTGCTCCAACAAACAAAGATATTCATGAAATGACTGCTTATATTACCTACATAGACAAGAGTAAAATAATAACTGCTATTCCTACCGAAAATGATAATGTTCGTATTCATCAGTTTAATATCAATTCTGAAGGTTTTTTTAGTGATGAATCAATAAAACAAATTATTATAGTAAGTCGTAGTGATGAAAAAGGTTATGCTAGACAAAATAATCTGTTGCCCGGTAAATGGTTTGATATCTATTTTGGAGGTGAAATACCCGTAATTATAACGGGAGAAATAACCAATTTAGAAAATGATATGATTGAAATAACGACGTACCCTGAATTGAAAACACTTTATATCGATTTTGGTTACAAAGGGATTCCTGAAAATATTCCCATCGATAAAATCATACCTCGTGAAAAACCCGAATCAATGAAAAAAAATATTTCATTATCAGTTATCAAAGAGCAATTAGACGGGCGGGATTTAGCAGACATAGAAGCGGATTCAGACGAATTAGCTACTATGGAATTTACAGAAACCGGCGAATCTATCATACAAATACCATCTGGTGCTATTGCCGACGAAAATATAAAAGATACTCTTCATAATTTATACATAGATGCCAATTCTATTGTTTTTGGAAAGAAATTAGCACCAATCGCACAGTTAGTTGAAGTTCCTGAAGGAGAACGTAGATTCGGTATAGATATTCAAATCAATGATTTGATGGATGAGTTACTCTCTACAATACCGAATAGTCAACGTACAAAACAAGTTTTAGATAATATTCATAATTTGATAGAACGTTTCAAGGAATTACGTAGTTTGTATTCTAAATTTGATACCAATAACAACGCTTACGATTTGAAAATGGTCGGTGCTTTACACAAACCACTTGTCGAACATATCAACAAAATAGATAGAAATTTGAAATGGATTATTCCAATAGTTACAAACCGTCGCAAAATTTATGATGATGAAGTCCAATATAAAACACCAGATGTCATCTATGAAAAATTTGGCACTGGCGCTCGAATTGTAGAATCGTCACAATTAGACAAAACATTGGACTATTCTACTTTGAATAATCGGGTTCAAGAATTTATTACACCATTCGAATCTACATTAGAATTACACAAAACATTGGCTTCTGTAAATGTTTTAGAAAATATAGATTCCATCGTCGATAATTTGGAAGATTTTTATAGTAGTATTTATACAAAATCAGGTGTTGTAAAACGCAAATTTGTTATTCAACGTTACAATTTAGGTTTATCAAAATTAGACGAAGTGGTACTGAATACTGGAAAACCTATTTATGTACGTGTCCAAATGACACCAAATGATAGTGTCGATATAAAATCACTATTAATGATGCCTGAACCAGTTCTACGTTATTCTGCTATCAATCTACCTACCACTAATATTCTTGAAAAGGCAACATTACATCAGAATCCTCTTATGCTATTCAAATTATTACGTAAAAATACGGATATTACCCAACATGTAATCGATGATTTATCGAAAGAATTTGATTATGAAAAAATGGAGGAAGAAACGAAAAAAGATTTTTTGTCCACTTTCAATCATTTTGTATTGGATGAAGATGTGGGGTCTGATATTGAAAAGAATGAAAAATTTCAACGATTTCTCGAAATTATAATTCCAAAAACGAGAACACTTATACGTTTGATTCGAAAATATATCAAAGATAAAATATCTTTTGTCGATGTTGTCAAAAAATTAGAACCTTTTACTATCTATCCATCTGATATAAGTTATAAACAATACATGGAAATACGTTATTTGATAAAAACAAAAATAAAAGAGTTCAAAACCGAATATGAAAAACGTTATAATAATTTTTCTAGTATTCGTAATTACAAATATAATATAGTTTCAAAGCCGAATCCCCTATTGAAATTATTATATGAACGTTCCGATTTCAATGATTCGTTTTTTGACACATACAAATTCTTATCTCTCGATAGAGAAAAAACCACATTGTCTTCACAAGAAGTATTATTCAAAATGATTGAAATGGATAATGGAAAGTTGTATACAAATCTGGTAACGTCTATTTTGATATCACTAATGAGTCCTAATAATCTCATGGATGTCATCGCCGAAGCGAATATTGATAATATTTCCGATACAGAGAAAATAAAACCAACTGATTGTTCTCGCAGATATTTGGCAAAAAAATATACATCAATTGGAGAACTTCAGAAAGACAATAATGTCGATGAAGTATATTACGATAAGGATTTTGACGATACTCCGTATGACATATTGAACAAATACAAAGATGACCAAAAACGTATGGCTCCTGAATTGTTTTTGGATTTCTTAGCTACAAATTTGATAAAAAAACATGATTGTCCTGAAAATATAGCGAATGAATTAGCAGCTACATTGATTTCAAAAAAGAAACTTGTATCCGATGGCGAATATGCTATTCTTGAAATAAAACCGAAACTACCGAGTGATGTCGACGAATCTGAACTTTCTGTAAAAGAAAAATTATCCATTGATGAAGAATCGAATATTCGTAAGAAAACGGATTATTATCGTAGAGTTAAAAACAATTGGGTGCGAGATGACTCCATAGGCGATGAGACCTTTTTTGATAATAATACGCTGTTTTGTAATATAAGTAGTGAATGTTTCAAGAACACGAAAAACAATGTATGTGAAACCATATCTGATGCTTCCGCACGTATGAAAGAAATATCAAAAAAGAAAATGATGGATGAATTTGATAAACGTTATTCTGTAAATGTGGAAGAGTTAGAAAAAGAATTAGAGGACAAGATTAATTATTATATCAAAAATCTTAACAAAACACGTATATTGAAAGAAATTCAATTATACAAAGCGAATAATATCGCATTTGAATTGGGTAATTTGGCAAATATGGCCGATATCATTGAATCGCCATACATGAAATTACGCGATTTGATTCTGGGTCAAGAGGATTTCTCTAAAAAACAATTCGATATTTGTAGATTTGTGGATAATTTTTGTCGAGCACCGATGGTAGAACAATTGGATGAAAATGCGTATTGGTTATACTGTAAAGATACTAATATAAAATTAATACCATCATGCATGTATGAGTTAGCCAAAACATTTATTACTGGTGATAATTATTTGAATAAATTGGCGGAAATATGTCATAATATCGGTATTTTAAGTGACGATGGGGATTCAATTGTAGATAAACATAGTGGATTCGTTCTCCGTAAAATAGATTTTAGTACGGAAGAGGGGTTTGATGAATCCGGATTTCATATTACATCTCACGATATCCTAGAAAAAGATTTGGGAACCGCTGTTAGCGAACTTGTTAATAAACCAGAAAAAAGAGTATTTGAGAACGAAGAAATGGAATCTATTTATAATGTTTTTAGTACTATTTGTAATAATATCGATATTCCAAACGATTCGATTGAAGAATTTGTTATGAGATTTTCAAGAGAATTGATAGCTACTAATGTTTTGAGTGAATCATCCTACAAAAAACGTGCTGATAAATTAGAGAAAGAAAGGGGGAAAAAATCGGCTCCTTATAAAGATTATCGTAATGAAACAATTATTATTATTATTTCTTGTGTAATTTTGATTGCTATACAAACAGCCACACCATCTTTTCAAACAAAACGTTCTTTTCCTGGTTGTGTTCGTTCATTCAGTGGTTATCCAATGGATGGAATAGAAGATTTAACGGGTATAAAATACCTAGCGTGTGTATTGGACAAATCCAAAAGTGGCATTTCTATTTGGAGCGCAATCAAAAAATACAATACGGATGTATTAGCAAAACGTATGAAAGATATCATAGAAAATGTTATCATGAAAAAACGTAGTGATATCAATGAATTGTATTTGAAAAAACGCGAATATATGTTATTATATCCAGAATTGACTTCACCAGAAGAACATAAAATTACAAAATGGAAACATTTTTTACCACCTATTATTAAGTACAATGTATTGAAAACATTACGTAATGTTGGTTCTGATTTCAAAAAAGATTTTATGGAACTAATTCGAAATGGTAGTAAAGAACAACATAATTCTATCTATGTATTGAAAGGGAAAGTTATCCAATATGGTTATGGAATTATAGAATCTATTAATGAAATCGTGAAAAAAAAAGATACCTTATTGAAAACATCTTCTCGTATTCCATTTTTAGAAAACGCTTGCTGTAATGAAAATACAAACGCAACAAACCCTATTTATTATTTCAATGAGGAAGATAAAAACATTTCTATTTATATCACGAATGCTACACAATTGGCATTGTTATTGAAAGATGCTAATACATTATCAAAAGCACCTATGTTTTATCATCCAGAATTTACTGGAATCAATTATCCTACTGTCTCTACCGATTACTCTGAAGAGAATATTTATGCTACTATTATTCATTATTGTAATTTTGATAGAGAATTGCCCGTTCCTGAAGAATTGAAAGTAATAATATCCGAAAAACCTGCCGAATACAATTCAAAGTGGTCTATTTTAGAAAAAATGGAATTTTTGAAACGAAATGGCAAACGTTTCACAGTAGAGCATTTACAACAATTAATGACTATTGTTCGTGAAAAAAACATAATTTCAGTTGATCATTCCAAATATTTCACACAATTAGACGCATTCAAAGACGTTTTAGAAAAACTCGATATGACTGATTCTACTGTGATTGAAGAGCCATTAAGAAGACATATTGGAGCTGTTCTCAGTAGTTTTTCACCATCTAGCGTGAGTAACGAATTATCACAAGAATTAAAAACATTGAATGGGTATTTGTTAACAACGAATCAAAGGTTGTATAATGAAATCATGGAATTCTTTGATGTTCATGGTAATTTAACAAATAATGAATACGAAAAACTACACGAGTTCTTATCCAAAATACGTAAATGGGAATTAGATAAGCCAATGAAAGAATCTCAATTATATTACGACGATGGTTTATATACAATTACTCAATTCATAAAAAACGCTATTCATTCCATGTCAAAATTATATCCAAATATTCTTTTGAATAATGCTGGCTTTTACAAAAAAGTACCAAAACATTGGGGATTATCGCAATTCCATGTATCAGATGTTACGAATATTATTACATCTTATTATCAGAAAATAGAAAAATTCAAAGAAGATAAGGTTTTGCTAAGATTATTGATGGAAATCGATACAAAGTTGATGGATATCACTATGTTTATTGAGAACATTCCTATACAAACTGAAATCATAAAGTTGATTGATGGAGAAATGGTTAAATTTCATAGTCTATTTGATAAAACAACCATTTATCGTTTGTATTCTTATTGTTTTTATTCAACTATTCACGAATATAGAGTGTCTAGTTTTAATAATAATTTAGTAAGGATGGATTTGAATGAATATCGAGGTTCTATGCGCGAAATCATAAATAATAATTCAAATATGTCGAATCAAATAGGCACTCAATTGGTTGATTTACAACAGACTAATATTGAAAGAGATAACGATTTTCAAGAAGTACAAATCGAAACCGGCAATTTATTAGAATTAAAAGAACGTGTTTGTAATTTGTTATTAACATTTTTGGATGTTGAAAGTGAAAATAAATCCACTATTGATTATACTTATGATGAAATTATACGTCTTACTAATCGTTCAAAACAACGAGAAAAAGAAGGTATTATCAAATATTTGGGAGATATGAGTATTCAAGAACGTAAAGTAGAAGACATGTTCAAAAACTATCGTTTAGGTAGATGGAATGTAGGCCAACAAACCGGATTGATTGAATATGATAAAGATACATATGACCGTGAACGTAATGAATTATTACAGCAATTGTATGAAAATGGAGGTGAAGACAACCCAACAGAAATGATGAGAGAAATTTACGATTTAGACCAAGAAAGATTAGATTATAATGAGGATGAAGATGTAGATATTTACGATAGACCTGCTGCTGGTTTAGATGATTTAGGTGAGAATTACATGGATGGCGAATATTATGAGGAAGACCGTGATGAAAACGATTTCGGCGATGAATAATTCTTGATTTTTTCTTGAATATTTTTTCGGTTATTATAATAGTATATTAATATAATAACTTTCAGAATGAAAAATTTCATTTACAAAAATAAATTACCAATTTCTATTTTACTATTTTTGGTTTTGTTCTCGATTATACATTATATCAAACCTGGATTGTTATATACCAATGATGGTGGGTTTCGACAATTTGGTATAGGTTATCGTCATAAAACAGTAATACCTGTATGGTTAGTAGCTATTATACTCGCTATATTATGTTATTTGTCTGTTCTCTATTATTTAGCATATTTTTAGTTTACGTGCTGTTGAAATATAATTTTTGTAATTATTTTATAAATGGATACATCACATCTTATTGAATCAACCGCGAAGAATCATTTGTTTCAAACATTGAAACAGTGTCATAATCATCGTGTTTCGATCTATTATTATGTTCTCAATATAAGTATATTTTTGTTGTTTGTATCTATAAGTGGATTCATACTATATTATTGTAATAAATATAAATTATCCGATGTTGATAAAAAACGAAAAATGTACAAAGACCAACAATATGTATTATCAAAAATAAGGTATTTTCAAGAAGAGAGAAAACAAAATGAAAATCAAATGAGTAACATTACTCAATTGCCGTTTACATAATAACAAATATATTATCTATAATATTTATATTATACAAACAAATATGAATATTATCAATGAAAAACGTGAAGAAATCATCAAAGAAAACAATACAGCACAAGCAAAACTTATGTCTATGTTAGAAACCATACCTACTTATTCACAAAGTATATCATTTTTAGAACCACTCCATGGTGATATCGATTTCTCTGTTTTAGAAAAACTAGGATTTGATAGTATAAACCATATCCGTTTTGAACACGGTGAAATAACCAATATTATTGGACTACCAAAACAATTGTTTAGTTTTACTTGTCCTGAAAATTTGTTAGTAAATATCGAGAACCTACCTAATAATTTGAAATATATCGAAATTCCGCATAATTACTTGACTGATATTGATTTGAGCAATTTGAAAAATTTGGAAACATTGAATATTTCCGATAATAAAATACAAGCATTAGAGAACCTTCCTATGTCACTTAAGAATTTGATAGCAGACCATAATGAATTGAAATATTTGGATTTGAAAGGTATGGATAACTTGTATCAATTAAATATTTCTAACAATAAAATTACACTTATCGAGAACATGCCAGAAGGTAGAATTGATATTGTTGCTGATAACAACCCATCGATTGAATATAGAACTGTTCTCGAAACCGTTGAAAAAGAAGTCGATGATACGAATGATAAAACTATACAAGTTTCTTATTTAGAATCATTAAATAATTATTTCAAATTGAAAAATAATTATGAATCGAAAATGCGTTCTGACAAAAAGAAAATAATGGAGAAAAACGAGAACAAAAAGAAAGGCAAAAAACAATTATTATCATACAAACCTCAATGTATGAAATGTAAGAGACCCGTTGGTACTATTTTTTCTAAAAATAATGGTAATTATACAGCGATTTGTGGTGATACAATACAACCATGTTCTCTTAATATACAAATATATCCAGGTGAAAAAAATAATATTGAATATTGGATTTCATTATTCAAAGAGGAAGTTGATGAATTGAAAGATGCTATTATTCGACAAAAATTAGATACATTGTTTAATTATGTCACTGAAGATAAATCCGTAGAATTATTTAAAAAAGAATTAGAAGCATATAATCAGGATAGTGCTATTTTGAAACAATATATCGATATGAACGATGAATTATTCCATAATAGTCATAAAAAGAAATTAATTGAACAGAAAAATGAGAAAATATTTCGCGTAATCGAGAACATTCGTAATTTATTGAATGAGTATAAAAAAACACAAAATAATGAAATATTGAAAACCGCTGTTAAATTACAAGTAGATGAATTATTACCAGAAACACGTATAATACGAATGATGAGAAATGAAATCATGGAATTAGAAGAAAAAACGGTTTCAAACCATAATGAATATGCGATTTTCAAATATCCTATCAGTTTAGAGAAAATGGATATATCTATTGGAGAACCTCCCAAAGTCAATAAATATAATATTTAGTATATATATAGTATATTACTATTTTTATTCAACATGGAACGCGGACTTCTAATGCTTTTACACTCTATATTGATTGGCTTGTTATTATATGTTATCATGATATTTTTAATGAAACAACCCGCACGAATTGCTGAGGACCGTAGTGTTCTTTTAGGTGCTCTTGTATTGATTTATATGGTATTATTTGGTCACGGATTACCAACCAAAGTCAATAGAAACATCATGTAATTTCGTAATTAAAAATTTTTATAAAAAACACGTATTTTTATAAAAAATTGATCGTTTTTATAATATGATTTAAAATTATATCATAAATATAAACTATATAATGGCTGCTTTAATTGATACTGTTTTTGAAAATAAAAAACCATCTCATGAAATCCATATTTCTCATATGGAAAAACAATTACACAAGGGCCAAGATTACATAACTAGTGGTGATAATTTCATATGGGGATTTGATGGTCATTCGGGTAATCCTATAATTGAGGCAATACGTCAATTGAATTTGAATTATTTTATTGATTTCGCTGAACCTACTGTAGAATTATCGAATTATTTGAATAATAACGTAAAACTATCATCTTACATGTCGTCGGGTTCAACATCATTTTTAGTGAAAAAAAAAGATGATGAAATCGTAATTGAATGGATAGGTGATTCACAAATGGCTGTTTTCGAAAAGAAAGAAAACGAAACCGATTACAAAATGATATTTATTAGCGAACCTGATAAATGGGATAAACCAGGCGAAAAAGAACGTTTAACTACTATGAATTCTCAAATTTATGCTTCTCCTAGTAAAGACATAAAAATTGTATCACCAGATACGATTGACATGATAGATACATATTATATTAATTTTCCTTCTGGATTACAGTTAGCTACTTCTCAAGCATTGGGCCATCATGGTGAAACTGGCTGTGTTCCAAATAAAAAAACTATTCCGATAGTTCACGGGACTACATATCGTGTTGTTTCTGGTAGTGATGGATTTTGGCAATTAGTACTTACTGATAATATAGACGATTTGATTGTTTTGACTACAAAACCATGTGAAGAATTATTAGCATTATCGGTGAATCGTTGGAATTCGAATCAATGGAAATACTTTATGAATGGTCCTGATAATGAACCTACTATTTCTGGCTTTGGTAATTGTAAAGATGATGTTTGTGTTGGCGTAATGGATATAGTACCAGTATAAAATATAATAATATTGATTCCTATTATATTTCTTTGTTTTTTGTAAATTTAATTATATTTAACTTTTTTGGTTTTTTTTGTTTTTTTTGGTTTTTTGACTTTGATTTACGCATAGATTTTCTGATAAATGTTCTTGTACGTTTTCTTTTTGATTTTTTTCCGCCCATAACAGTACAACCTCCTGGTAAACAACCAAGTTTAACACCCATTTTTTTTAATTCCGCTGCGTCTTTTGGTAAAAACGCTGGTTTTTCTAAAAATTTATAAAATTCTATATAATTTTCTTTAATTAAATTGTTTTTGAAGTACCAATCATCTTTTAATATTATTTCTTCATTAACTGAATTGTTTTCCTCATCTGAATTTTTTATCCATTTATAAGCATTTTCACTTTTATCAAGAATTAATTTGTAGACAATTTTATACCCTAATTTATCAATGTTATCCAATGAGTCATCTATTTTTATAAATGTTATTATTACTATATAATAATTATTAACTTCTTTAAGTATATAAAATGTTACACCATTATTATGACTAACCTCAAGTTTAGATTTTTTTGTTTCATCTAATTTGTCAGGATTTTTTATATATTCTACATCGAATCCAAATTCGTTTTTTAATCGACCTATAGTATTTATTATTCTTCTGCGATTTTTATCAAAATATAAATCATCATTATCATTAGTATTATCCATTTTATATAATAAATAAATATAATAATATTTTTTTTGATTTATCTAAATTATTTTAATATTCTTTTTAAATGTTTTTTGATGCTTTTTCTAGGTGATTTCGGCGATTTTGAACCACGTTTCTTATGACTCTTCGATGTTTTCGAATGAGTAGTATATTCAGGTTTGAATTTTTCAATATCATACACGATTGTACTTTTTCCACTTTGGCAATGACTCGCTCCTAACGCGTTTGGATATTTTCCATTCAATACGTTATCGGTTACAGTTGAAATCAAAACTTCATCTGTTCCTTTTATCAAAAAATATTGTCCAGATTCAGGTTTTGTTATAGCTATGGCGTTTTCCAGAGAAATAACATTCGCAAACACGTTCAAAATAATACCTATGTACTTGATCGAAACATAAGGGTAATCAAAATTTACATTTCGATAACCAATACCTCTACAATCAAATAAAACAGCATTATCAGTTGTTGACATATTTATGAATTGTTTGACGATTGATTTTGATGATAAATAATAATTTTTTTCATAAACAAAAACGATATTGTCAACATCCTCTTTTATGTAATCATGTATATTTGTCTCGTCCATTGTAATTGGGTCAATAGTTGTTTCCGTTTTTTTTATTTTTATCAAACCTTTATGTGTATCCAGTTCTTTATTTGAAAGTCCTGTTATATTATATTCTTCATTTCTTTCATATGATAATGGTTGAGACGCATTGATACCAAAACGCTCATTTTCATCTGTGCCATAATTATCAAAAAAATCACTACTATCATTTGTTGGTGATAGACTATATGGTTGTTCATTTCCTAGTTCTAAAAGAACATCATAAATTTCATCATCGTCCAATGTCAGAGCACGTCTTCTTCTAGGTGCTCTTGGTGTTCTTATTGTTACATTGGAAGGTGGTGGAGTTTCAAGACTGATAGGAGGATGTATTCTTCTTTCTCGAATTGTAATATTTGGATGAATCTCACTAGGAGGTGTTGATAGATTGAAAAAATCTTCTGGTGTAGTTATTGGTGATGACAAATTTACAATTGAATTTGGAGAATTTCGTCGAGAATTCCTAGATGTACTTCTACTTCTTGGCATATTTATATTATATAATATAAATATACTTTTTTTAACAACTATTATAATTCGATACACCGTCCCACATAATGTTGTATTTGTTCGCCCAATCTTTTTGAGCACATACTGCTATTTTTCCACCACTCGCCCAGCGAGTGTCATTGAAATTAATGACATTTTTGGCAAGATCGTATCCAACAGTGTTGCTATCATTCAATACTAATCCATTTACATCATAAATACTACCAATATTCTTGATTCCTGCTACGTTTTTAGGTACAACACATGAACTAGGGTCACTTACAGATGAACTCCAATAATCAGGACAAGAACTAGCGGAAGGAGGAAATACATCTCCATCACCACTAGTTTTAGCATTTTTCATTGAAATACCAATATATGTCAATAATAAAATTAATAATACAGTTGCTACAGATAAAACTATTATATAAAAAAGGTCCATTGTATATATTATTAAAATAAATAAATATTCATGAAATATGAAACCTCTAAATATATTTAGTACTGTTTATTGTATCATTTCAAAAAGTAATTTGGAATATTATTCAGTTCAAACCTAATAGTTTCTATTCCATTTATTCAATGGTTTTATTTCTATATTAAGAATATACAAATATATTATTTCTATATGTCTAGTTATTCAGATTCATATAACAGTGAAAAAAATCAAATCGTAAATTTAGAAAAATATAATGGCCGAGTTAATATTATTGAATCTCCATCACCAGATATTTTATTTCAAATGCAGGAGAAAATTTCTATCAAAAACAAAACGACTGAATATCGCGAGGCATTAACCGGAACATGGGAGAACAATATTCTTTCTGATGTATTTTTTTCAGCAGGAAATATTCAAATAGTTCAAAATGGGTTACGTGCGGGTGTATATGAATTATCGAACCAAAAATTCATTATTGCTCCACAAAACGTTGATACATTGAAAATTATCATGCGTAGCATTTATTTACAATATGCTGAGCATTCTCCAACCAAAATCACCGAACAGGTTGAACGTCTTAATAAATTAGTTTTAGATTATGCTGTTCCAACAGTATATGGAGAAGCAGTAGGTTATGCTAAATATTGTCAAGACCAAAGTACATTAGTAGTACCTTTAGAATTACCACGACATCATGACCGTGAATACAAACAATTGGAGCTGAAAAATTGGTTTTAGAGCAACGCGCATTCTATTTCACATAATCTTGAATATTACGTGAAATACATACAATGTTATTATTTTGGTGGTATACACCGTTGAAGATTTCAATCCACACAGTGGATGAAACTTCAACTAAGTTACCAGTTACAGTTTGAATCATAGCACCCCGTAGGGGTACGGTTTCAAATCTTCACTGGTATAAAATGCTCTTTCAAATAAAAAATCTTAGCATTCGAATCTATTTCATTGTTTAGTGTTTCTCTCATATCGGCTTGTAAATTCAAATCTTTCACTGGATGAAACATTTGTAATTTATTCACATTATTTACATTCCAGTCATATCTATAAATAACTGGTACTAATTCATACGGACAATCACATTTCAAATTATTCGCTTTTGCTATACTTGTAAACAAGATTTCAATAAATATCAATTGTTTGTATTTTTTTACATATTCGTATATACAGGATAATAGTTGTTTCGATACGCGACAAGCACATACTAAACTATTATAATGAGGTTCTGGTAAGTGATTAATTACTGCGTTCCATAACCATTTTTCATCGTCGCGTTGGTCGATTTGTTTCACCAATAAATCACTATCCGGATATTTATCATCAATATTTTTGAATACATTTTCATCATATAAAAATATATCATCCTCAATGTACCAAATATGGTGATATTCTTTATAATAAAAAGAAAAGAAATAAATAGCTTTATCCCAACCTGATACCATTTTGTTCAATGCCAAATTTGCCATCTGAAAACCATTTTCCATACAATTTACATTATCCAATTGAACAAAAACAAAATTAGGATATTCTTTCTTGTAATATTCATCATTATAGTAGTTTTTTGAAAAATCATCAATAACAACCACTATATCATAATCTGTAAATGTTCTCAAAAAATCCAAATATATATTATTTGGTTTATGACAAATCAAACATATACAAGAATTGTTCATTTTATAATGTTCTTGTTTTTGTATTTATATAGATTTACTAATTCATATAAAAACAATTTTGGTATAGTTATAAAAATGTTTTTATACAAATTACTGAAAAGAATTATAAAACCAGAAGAAAAGAAGTTATTAGGTAGATGGAATATTGATTATTGTAATAAAAAAATAAACAGTAAAATAGATTTATCAAATGAAGACCATTGTGGTCCGTGTGGACAATATATTCTAGATAAAACAAAAGAAAATACAAGCAAAAATAACCAAAAATAAAACAATTGATTCTAGAAAAAATATAGATACAATCTATAGATGTTCAAAGAAATCCTAATTTCAGGAGTTGTTTTGTTGATTTTAGATTTTATATTCATTGGTATCAATAAAAAAGCATTCGAGAATCAAATTAGTGGAATACAACGAACAGCTATGGTTGTAAAACCTATCAGTGCGTTAATTTGTTATATTTTCCTTATTTTCGGTTTATATTATTTTATTATTCGTCAAAAAAAATCCATAATGGATGCTTTTTTATTCGGTTTAGTAATTTATGGTGTTTATGAAACAACTAGTTATACTATTTTCAAAAAATGGTCTCCCTCACTAGCGACTATTGATACTATTTGGGGTGGTATTTTAATGGCATCTAGTACTTGGGTAACATATTCATTAATGAAATAAATGGTTTTTTTTATGTTTTGGGGTTGGGTTTGCTTTCGTTTTTGTTTTCGTTTTCGTTTTACTCGATTCATAGAATGGAGCAAAACTAGTTTCTATTATAAATACGAATGGATACACCAATGTATCTTTTATATATATCCATACCGAATCTTTCATTTTACATATTTTTTCATTGTAACAACTAATATATTTTTTGGTCAATTTTACGCGATATATTATGAATCCCTAGGAACGAATGTGTTCTCTAGAATTTCTTTTGTTTTTTTCTTTCTCATTTTTTTCATTATAATATTTACACCATATCTTTCACAAAATTCTTTTATACCCATTTGATTATCCATATACGTATCATCAAAAACACCCAAATTATTATTTTGTACTTCTAACGGTTGTTCATCGGGTTCATACCCCCATAAACTATAAAATTCCGCCATTTTTTCTTCATCATCATCATCCGTAAAATCGACTGAAAGATTTTGATGATTTATTTTACCATTATATTGATTTATTCTACTTTGCCATACTGGACTTCGCACAGCATAATATAACCAATGATACCAATATAATTCTTTTACGTTTAATGGAACGAATGTTTCAAATAGTTTTACGATATTTTTACGCAACGGAAATCTACATACTTCCGATAGTACTTTGTATGCTGTATGTGGTTCGCAAATTCGTGTTTTGTATTTTTCAATATCGTGTTCTTTCAAATTTATTATGAATTTCAGTTTGTCGGTTTCAAGAGGTTTTTCTTCGCATTTCACTTTGAAAAATGTCGTGATGAAATTCTTCAGAGAATAATTACGTGAACATAATGTCATAATTAGAGAACCTATTAGGCAATCGGCATCATTATTTTTTTTCCAATTTGCAATAAGTGTATTTATATATTTTTTCAAGTCAGTATTTTTTGATTCATAAATGTCTTCATAAAGAATGTATAAAAATTCAAATGTTTCAATTTGAAATCCAGAAAAATACAATTCATACGCCCAAAATAAAGATTCGTCATAATTATGATCTAATAATGACATAAAAAGTGATTGTTTCACTTCTACTTTTGGATATAAATACCTTGTGAAACAAAAATGTTCCATATCATTGTCTATCATCATTTTCATTGTTTTGTCTATATTTTATTTGATATATTATAATAAAAATTGTCAATTTTTTATTATAATCATCTATGTATTATGCGATATCGATAATATCCGAATCAATTATTGTAGAGTCAACCATATTTGAATTGTTCATTTTATAAATTTCATTTTTGTCATTTTCCGTGAAAGTATGTATTAATTTCTTATAAAATGTCTTGTATGTATTTTGTAATTTATCGAATTTCATATTGAATTTGCCCTCCATAAATCTCATATCAATGTTTTCAACAATTGCTTTGTCTTGTAGCATAGTAGTATACATCATATTTTCAGTCAACGCATCTCCTAGTTTGTTTGTCCAAAAATTACGATATGTTTTTACAAAAAGTCTACTTTTTTTTTCATTAATTGGTAAGGCAAACGTAATGACTGTACTTGTATATTCACCAAAAATAACCCTAGCAACTGTAGTATGAGGTAATATAAATTCATTTTCAACAACAAGGTCTTTTACACCAAATACTTTTCTAGACACGGACTGCTCACCAGCTTCATACATATAAGATGTTTTATAATGATTAGGTCCGACTAATTTTGGAGGATGATTTTCAATTGGATTTGGACGTTTCGTATTTCCAAATGTATGTACAAATCCGATATGCATAACATCCAATGAATTTTCACTAAGAATTCTAGAATAACAATTGAATTCCATATTCAAAAATACAACAGAATCGTTTTTTTCGACTTCCTCTTCTACAAAAATATTTTCAGCCAAGAGACTTCCATTCGTATTTTTTCTTGCAATATCAGAATATGTATTCAAATATACCCATCCATTTTTTTCAACAATATCAAATTTCGATAAATCTTGAATGGGTGAATTTTGGAAACAAATACCTGGAACTTTTGTTAGTGTTCCATTTTCATTAAATTCATATCCGTGATAGGGACATACTACATGGTCATTATTAATTTTTCCACATGATAACGATGCCCCTTTATGACTACATACATCATCTAACGCATTATATGTATTGTTTTCATTTTGCCATACTACATAATTTTTATTCCATATAGTTACTTTTGTAGGTTTGTTAATTACAAAATCGGTTTTTGTACCAATAACGTACCATTGTAAATCATATTTGTCTTGTTCTGTTAATAAATTTATATCTAGTTTAGGATATTCCGTAATTCTATTTACATTGAGCTGCGTATCGAATAATTCTCTAGATGAATAATTATTCAATAAACTTTTTGAAAAGTCCAGTAAAAGTCTGTATGTCAATGGTGATGGTTGAATTTTCAAAATATTGGTAATTAAGCTTATAAATGAAAAACCACTGCGTAATAATGAAAATGAAAATAATAAAAATAAAACATTGTATAGTCTGAAAATATTTGCCATTTGATATTTATAAATAAAATATCTTTAAATACTATATAAAAATATTTTATGCCGAAATATTCATCCAAGAAACATGTAAACATGAGAAAAACAATTAAAAATGTAAACCCCCCCCAAAAAAAAAGCAAAGAATCATCCAGTAAAAAAACATCCCATATTGTTAGTGTATTTTTAGAAATATTGAATGTTGTAAAATTATACCATTGGAAAACAAAATCATATGCTCAGCATAAAGCCACTGATGAACTATATGCGAAATTGAATGAACATGTTGATACTTTTGTAGAAATATTGTTAGGCAAGGATGAAACACGCATCAATGCTATCGAAAAAAGGCGTGATTTGGCAAATTATAGTAATGTAACTGATTTCAAGAAAAAAGTATATGAATTTCGGGATTTTTTGATTGATATAAGTAATCATTTTGATAGTTCAAAAGATACTGATTTGTTGAATGTACGTGATGAAATATTAGGTGATATCAACCAATTTTTATATTTATTGACTTTCTATTAATAATGGGGTGTTTTTATTCGATTTTTTATACCCGTGAATATTTGAAACCGCGCCCCATAGGGGTGTCATGTTTCAAAATGTAACTGGTAACTTAGATGAATAATTATCCGCTGTGCGGACAATTATTCAACGGCGTAAATTACATAACATACCATAAATAGATGGCATTGAATTCAATCCAACAGGATATCTTCCTGATATTTGTAAACTATATAGCGAATTTGGTAAACGTCTTTTCAAATAAATTTTAGTGCGTTCTTTGAAAACACGTTTCCAATTACGCTGTATTATTCTCAACCAATATGTTTTCAGTATGACACTATAAGAATCATCCGGTAATATAGACAAACATAATATTTCGATTTTTGGATTTTGAATCCTCAAAATACTATAAAAGTATAAATATCGCAAAGTATCCATATATGGAAATTTCAAAAAAGATGCGGTAGATACACCATTCGTCAATATGAATAATTTTCGATAAGAATTATATTTATGTAATCCTATATAATATTTACCATTTTCTTTGTCTTTGTCAATGAAATCGCTTTCCTCGTGAAAAATTCTTTCTATTCTATATTCAATTTCATCGTCTATATAAGAATAGTGATTATATGATTCTATCAAGTAAGAAGAATCATCATCAGTCGATGAACCGTTGAAATCGTCATCTGAACCGATTATTATAGATGACTCCTCATCGGATGAATACAATTCATTTATTCTATTATCATTCATTGTTGAATCAGAATAACTAGATTCGCTGCTATCATCAGAATATGACATTCTACATATATGTAGTATTATTTATATTGATAAAATAAAAATAATCTATTTTATCAATTTTATACAAAAATCCACGAAAAAATCTAAGTATTTTATATAGAACCATGTCGGATTATAATTCTGAAAAAAAACAATCCAGTTTTCAAGAAGTATCAACAAGTGTTCCACTTATACCTACCCCACCTTCATCAAAACCTACATCTGATTTGGTGAGTGGTACAGCACAAGACAAAGTAGATAAGAAATTAAACCCTGTACAATACGGTGTAAAAGCATCATTTATGCTTACGTATATTTTACTATTGACAACAGCAACAGTAACATTTATTGAAGCGATGTGTACAAAAATACCTTCAGTACGTCATGTTTTGAATTTAGAAACAGTCATATCTATTATAGCAGGTTACTTTTATTCTATTTTTTTAGGACAAATAGAAGGCTATGGCAAAGAAGGCACACAAGTTAATTGGAATGAAATAACAAAAACAAGATATGTAGATTGGACCATTACTACTCCTATAATGTTGTTAGCATTATGTGTAGTGCTCGCATCAAATATCAATAAATCAGTCGGTATTATCAATATGGGTATTATTGTCATATTGAATTATGCCATGTTGTTTATAGGATACTTAGGTGAAACAAATGTATTGAATCGTATTGTTGCTATGATAGGAGGATTTATTCCGTTCTTCGCTATGTTTTATTTGATATTTATTCGTTATGTCAAACCAGTGAAAAACGCAGTCAATAATTTCCTGTATGGATTTTATATAGTAATATGGGGATTGTATGGTATAGTATACATGTTCAAAGAAGAATACAAAAATATTATTATGAATATTCTAGATTGTACGGCAAAATGCTTTATAGGTTTGGGATTATGGGTATATTATACTAAAATATTGGTTTAATTTCCTATATTCTTGATTGTGTAAAAATGCCAGACTCTAATGATTTTTGTATTCCATATCCAATACTATTCCATTCATAATCATTATTTTCATTTGAAACTCTATAATAGACACCTTTTGGTTTATCATCTAAAATATTTATATCGATTTCTTTATTCAATGCTATACGCGCAATTGTTTTTGCTAATTCAGACATTGAAGTAGGTATACCAGTTCCAATATTTAATATATTAATTTTTTTGTCATGAAAACAAGTTTTTAAAACATAGTCTACTATATCATCAATATAAACAAAATCTCTAACCGCGTCTGACCATATATCTACAGTATCTGTATTTGCCAAAACTTTTCTCATTATCGATGGAAATGGATAACTTTCATGTTGGTCTTCACCGTATCCAGAAAAAGGTCTGTAAATAGTAATAGTTGTATCTACCCGTTTTGATAATATAGATAATAAAAATTCACCGGTTAGTTTTGACCAACCGTATGTCAAATCTGGTATAGCAATTTTATCATTAAATACATCTATATCTTCTAATTTTAATTTACGATTATTTTCAAAAGTTTGTAGAGAAATTGGATATACAGCTGAAGAACTGAAATATACTAGATGTTTTACTGGATTTTTTTCAATCCATCGAAATAATTCATTATCAATTGTTATATTATATGAGATTAAAAGTGGATCATTTTCAATTGTTTCTCTGCCACCAACTATAGCAGACGCATGAATAATAATATCAAATGATTTTTTTGTATCTTTAAGATAATCTAAAATATCTGTATTTACAAATTCAAAATCACATTTTAAATGAATTGGCCAATTATCTGGCAACAACGCACTTTTTGAAACCATATTATCAATGACAACGACTTTATAACCCAAATCAACCATTTTTTTTGTAAAATGCCTTCCTATAAATCCACAACCACCAGTAACTAAACAAGTTTTCATTATGTAAATCTAATATAAAAACTATTTAAATACTTAGAATTATAAAATAATATTATAATTATTTTATAATAAAAATGAAAAATTATTATTTGATGAATAGTCCTGAACTTCCTACACCTGGTACTCATTATTATACTACAAATAAATTTAGTAATGGTTTTAAGAGACATGGATACAATGTAACTGAAGCAAATACATTAGATTCTATTACTGATAATTCTATTGTATTATTGAGTGACCATGGTATATCGAATAATAAAGAATTAGCTTTTCAATCATTACAATATTTAGCAGATAAGTTTCCAAATACTGTTTTTATATGTTGGTTTTATCATAAATACTACGATAAAATTCCTTTTTCTAAATTTTTGATTACAGGAGAACATTTTCATAAAAGACCTGTATTAGAGGGACATATTTTTTGCTGGGATTTACAAAATGTAATAAATAATTATGTGCCATTAACATTTAGTTCTCCATTATATCCTGAGAATATTGGCAATTTACCTAGAAATGAAATAATAAATGGTTGTTTTATTGGAACACCATATAAACCTTACTGGGTAAATGAATTGAGTAATATTGTCTATGTAACCGGCAATAAATTACCAGAAGAAGAACGAGTGAATATATTTTTATCTTCAAAAATTGCCTTTGGGTTTCACGCTGATGCAAATGTATCAAATAACGTTGTTGTAGAGAGGGTTTTCGAAGGAATGGCTTTTGGTTGTGTAGTTATTTCAGATACTCCTGTTGCCGCCGAAATTACTGACAATATTGTTCAAGTTGCTACATCTAAAGAAGAATTTTTGGAAATTTATAATGATTTATTAAATGATGATAAAAAACGTTATGACTTACAACAACGTGGTTATGAATGGATAAAAAGAAAAGGTTTATATGTACATATAGCTAAAAATTTTTTAGATAAATGTATAGAATTAGGTTATATTAGTGAATAAAAAAATTTATTATACATACAAACTCTGTGATGTAGTGACATATTTTAATACTAATCCTTCGATTTGGTTTAATTTATGTAATAATTCAATTTCTCCTATTGTTTCACATACATTCATTAATTCTTTCGATATTGTTACTATTTTCAACATTGCTTTTGTAAAATCACCGATTGATATTTCTTTGTCCGATACATCAGTCTGAATAAAAATCTTACATTCGTCTTCTGTTTGACAATGACACCATTTCATCGAAAAATCGACCATATCATAATTCAAAGCGTCATCATATTTAATTCCAGTATCAACTTCATATTCGATTTCTAATTCATTATAATAACGATACTGTCTTGTAATATTTTCTATTTTGTTTTTTAAAAATAAATCATCCGTATTTGAAACGCTGAGTTTCATATCAAAAGGTATTTTGATGTCTGTAAAACATGAAAATAGTCCTATTAATTGTATTGGTGAAAATTCTTTGAAATAATCCCACTCTATCATTTTTTTGGATATGATCAGTGGATGTATTTCTGCTACATTTGATGCTATATTTCCAAGATGGCTAAGTATGTATTCGTCATTCTCGATACATTTTTCAATAAATCCGTTTTCTATCATTATTTTACATATTTTTTCCGTTTCACTTTCGATATATTTTTTATTATATTCCAAAAACTCCGTGTTCTTATTTAATTTATTTTCCATATCTATCAATTCTTGAACTGATTTGAAATCATCATTTATATATCGATATTCAGATTTTATATTTTCTAATTGTTTTTCGGCATCTTTTCTTTTTTTGTTCACACTATTCTTTAGTGTAGTTTCTAAATAAATATAGTGTTCGCATATAGAACGTGGAGTTCTAGCATTATTTACATATTCTAGTTTTTTGTTTATTTTTTCGGTTAAAACATTGATTTCGCTATTTATACCATTTTGCGTTTTCAATAATTCATTGAATATCATACTTTTGTTTGAAAATAAATGAAAATCTTTTGTTTGACCATTTTTCAATAAATTCAAAATCAGTGAATATGAAATACGATATTTAGATACTAATTTTTGTGGTATTCCACCTAATATATTTTTATATTCATTCATGGATGGTAATGTGAATAAATTATTACAATGAACTACATAACCTATCGTATCAATTCCACGTCGTCCGGCGCGTCCAGCCATTTGTGTATATTCATGTGACATCAAAAAACGTTCGCCATTTCCATCGAATTTTGTCAGACTTGTAAATACCGCTGTTCTAATTGGACAATCTAGTCCTATCGCAAATGATTCTGTCGCAAATAACATTTTGATATACTTTTTTGAAATCATAAGTTCAACGATTTCTCTTAATATCGGTATCATACCTGAATGGTGAATTCCTATACCCCGTTCTAATAACGTGACCAAATTATTATATTCAGGTAAATTTAAATATTCTTGGAAATTCGGCAATTTACGAATAATTTGCTCGCATTCTCTACGTACAATATACGATACTTTACTATCATCTTCTAATAATGGAACTGTAATTTCTTTCGCACATAATTCTACATTTTTACGTGAAAATACAAATACAATGGCTGGTAACATTTCGCGTTCGCGCAAAAAGAGCGCTAATTGATTCAAAACATGCTGTCTTTTCATATATATTTCTTTTGCTTCAAATAATTTTCTCATTCTTAATATATTTCTATATCCATCAACTAGAAAACTACCTTTTTCTGTTTGTAATGGAATCAATCTATTTGTAGTATCACGTATTATTTGTTGTAATTGTTTGTCCTTCACTTGTTTAAATATGGCTTCAGTAGTAGTTAAAAAACCATAATGAGATAATGGTACCACACGATGGTTTGTAGATGCTAAATATACTATTTTTTCAGTTTTATCTCGTTCACACCATTCCGCAAATCCAACCGGATTGTCAATAGTAGCCGAAAGCATTATCATTTGTATTTGCGATGGTAACATTAAAATTGTTTTTTCCCATACTTGTCCTCGTTCAGTATCATTAATATAATGAACTTCATCAAAAATTACACAAGCCAAATCATTTTGTATATCGATTTGAAATTGAAGATTCGATTTTTTGTTTTGTTCAGAAATATCGAGACTAGTAAATAAATAATTCATCAGAATTTCGGTTGTCATTATCAGTACATCCGCGTCTGGATTTGTTTTTATATCTCCAGTAAATAATCCAAATGAAATAGTGGGATATTTTTGTGAAAATTCATAATATTTTTGATTCGAAAGAGCTTTGATTGGACTAGTATATATTACTTTTTTTCCCATTTTCGCAAAATGTTGTATAGCAAATTCAGCTGGTAATGTTTTTCCAGAACCAGTATGTGCTGTAACTAATACATGTTGCCCTTCTAATATAGCTTCTATGGCATATTTTTGAAATGAACTTAAAGGATAAGGATACAATTCAAAATTCGATTCATATTTTGAATTGGAAGGATATTCAGTTTCACAAATTAAAACCATTATTTTATTACATTATTATTTGGTGAAATATCTTTATATTGTTTCTATAAATGTATTTTTTATAAAAATGTATATTCAATACTATACATTTTTTACTCTAAACCAATCTTTATAAGAAATTGTCTATTTTAAGAACTAATACGCTTTGTTGGAATTTCAACATCGACTAGATAAATAGAGTTCTCAGTAATAATGATATATTCCTTTCCAACTTTGTAAATTTTAGAAACTGGACTAGTATATTCTTCCTCACTCTTTACTAGTAATTTTTCACCATTATCTTTTACACCAATTAATACAGTCTTGTCTAATGAATTTGTCCAATAATCTAACATGATTGGTTTGTCTTCTACGATGGCTAATTTTGAAGCATGTTGTAATGTATTGTTTTCTGGCAGACGATAACCAGGTTGTTGTACTTGTGCTGAACCACCAGTTTGTGCTGGTGTAGGTGGTGGCGGAGGAGCATTTGTATTAGCAGCAATATTTTTGTTCATTTATATTCAAATAAATATAAATTATATTTTTGATTTTACTTTAAATCATTGTTTTAATAAAAATATTTTTTGAATTTAATCAATATTCCTAAAGTTTCATCAATTAAATAGAAAATACGCAATAATTTATATTTTTTGATTATTTTTTGTATGAAAATATATAAACGCGAATGAAATATTTTACTCTAAAACAACAAATTTTAGAGAAATATTGCGATATTATAATCGAATTTTTCAAATTAATACAAAATTCTGAAATTATGAAAGAAATGAATTATCCGATACCTACTTTGTATATAGGTTTGAATACAATTCATCGTATTTTTGAATATGTGTTATTGAAGACGAAAAAAATAGAAAAGGCAATTTATTATTCTCAAAAAACATATTATTATTATTTAGAATTTGTTGAACAAATATACAGTTCAAATTTGTCTAACAATTTGAATCATATGGATGCTGTATTGTTTGTATATAAAAAAACTATTTACGATATGATTGACGGTGAAACGAATAGCGACTCAAATACAATGTCTAATATTATGACATTGAATGATGATAATATTATCATTGATGAAAATGAATGGCAAATCATATTGTCCAAATTATCAAAATTAACCAATATTTTGTTCAATTGGGAGAACACAAACATTGAATTCAATAAACGTCTCGATATATGTAATCTCTACCTCAGCCGGTTTCTAATTAGAATAGACCAAATGTTCTCAACAATAGAATATTTAGAAATTATACAAAAAAAGACAAATATAAATTATGAAAAATATGAAGAACTATTGAAAGAAATTTTAGAAAGAAAAGAAAGAATCAAACGAGAACGCAGTGAAACTTTTTCAACAGAATTCGATAAAAATGAGGGATTTTTGATTAAATTTTGTTTAGAAGAAACGATTTTTCACGAGAAATTCAATAATGGTACTATGAAAGAGTTTGTAAATTGGTTGTATTCGAATTAATTGATTTTGAACAATTTTCATCATAATAGGTTTTTGACATCAAAATGGTTTTCTTTCTCAATTTTGCTTTTTTGTTTTTCGTCACTGGTTCTTCATTCTTTACATTTATTTTATGATATTCATTCGTAAGAATTTGCTTTATAAATTCAAATACATATTTCAAAATCCTTTCCGAACAATTTCCTACAATCAAACAACTACCTGTACGAAAAATCATAAAGGATATTTCCGTGTATTTTTTATTATCATTCAATTCACTTAATTTCATATTTCGGTCTTCTTGATTGATCTGTCCAGATTGTGCGCCTACATCGAATCCCAATTCATTGTTGAAATAGAATTTACACTTTACACCTGGATAACTACACGGGTCATAAGCACTTTCTATTCTGTATTTGTCACTACGCAAAATAGCGTGTAATTTTTCACGATTGATAAAATAACCACAATTGAAATTTGAATTTATCAATACGTTATCTTCTGTATCCGTATTTACAAAACCTAATTCTGGTTTTTCATTCAAATCTATATATGGGTGTATAGTTTCCAATATCATTTGTTTTACAATATCTAATAGACCTTTGTTCAAAATTCCTGGAATTTCCAATTTTCCGGTATTGAATACTTTTACGTGTATTTCTCGAAATATTCCTTCGTATTTGAATCGTAAAATAATCGCAAAACAATTATAAAACGCGTTTTTTATTTTACCACGACAATTCATTATATCTTTTTTTGACATACCAACTGTTATCTTGCGTTCGTCTTTGAATTTTATTTTACGAGCATTTACATTATCTATTTGTTTTATAATATTTTCAGTATAATATCCAATATTATGGAGTTTTTCCTTGTATTCTTCGTATTCTTCCATCGTTTTTGAAACTATTTTCATTTGTTTTTTTACAATTCCTTGTACAGGTTTCCAATATTCTACTATTGGAATCTCCCAAAATATTTTTTGAATATCTATTTCTTGATTCAAAAACAATACCTTCGTTTTAGTAGATATATACAAGTCTTCACATACTGGTACTTGGTCGTTTTCGTTGTCTTCTATTCCATCAAGACAAACTTTTTTGTTTATATTTGTATTGATGCTTGTTTCATCATTGATAATAGTTTTCATATTACCATTCTGATTCGTATGTGAAGATATGGATGGGTATGCTAATCCTGAGATATTCTGATTCATAAGAAATTGGTTCCATTCATCATCTAACGATAAATTTGTCATTTTATATAATAATTTTGATTTATAATATAAAAACACCTAGTTTCTTTATATACTTTCAATTTTTTATTTATCTATGTTTTTGTAAATATCGTGTAATTTACAAGAAAAATAATTCAAAATATGGCCTATATTGGATTCATTTGAATGCATAATATCTTCTACTAAATACAGAAACTCTTTTGTGACAAATTTTGATTTGCTACGTATAATATAATTGAAATAGTTTTTCAATATTGTTTTTTTGTCTATATTGTACTGTATACTGATATTATGAATATATTCTATCAAACTACTAATAACAACATTACTATCTAGCAAACTAGCATGTATATTTTCCCATATTACATCAGTTATTATATTTGATTCCCATTCATTTATATTTTGATTCAATTGTATGAAATTAATCATGCTACGAATATCAGAATTGTATATTTTTTGTATTGTATCAATGACAGAATCGTTTAAATCTAGGTTCTCGTTATGCGCAATATTTTTTATGAATTTATAAATATCTTGTTTCGGTAATTGATTGAAACGGATACAAATGAATTCATTTTTCAATGACTCGTCTATTTTACTTATATAATTACATATAAGACAAAAGCGTACATTATAACACGATGTTTGTAACAAATATTTCAATGCCTGTTGTGCGTTCTTTGTCATATAATCAACCTCGTCAAGTATTACAAATTTCAAACCAACATCGAAAAAACTCTTTGATTTTACAAATTGATAAATCTGATTTCTTATTACATCTATTCCCCGTTCATCTGACGCATTCAAATGTATGACTGAACCTTTGTTATTTTGTAAAAACTTGGTTTTATACTCATTTATCAAATTGATAATAGTTGTTGTTTTACCGGTACCAGGAGGTCCATAAAAAAGCAAATTAGGAAAATAATTATTATGTAAAATGTTCTCAAAAATTTTTTTATTGATAGGTTCGAGAACAATATCTTCAAAATGTGTTGGTCGATATTTCTCTACCCAAGGTATATTTTGTTTATCTTGTTTTATCGAAATTTCTATTTTGTCAATGTTCTCAAATGGCTTTGAAAAATTCATTTTTGAAATACGTTTTTATATTGATAATTCGAAATATCTTTATATTTGTAAAATTGAACAAAAATAAATATATTCTATTTTCATAAACAATAGTATTTAGTAATTGTAATTACAAATGTCACAAAGTTATTTAGAAATTATTGTTGGACCGATGTTTTCAGGTAAAACTACGCGTTTAGTGAATTTATACAATCAATATATCAAAGAAAATAAAAATGTATGTGTTATAAATTATTCACAAGACAAACGTTATCATGATACTATGCTATCGACCCATGATAAAATTATGATTCCCTGTATTTTTACAAACAAAATTGCTGATGTATGGGATAATATATCAAAATCGGAAATTGTTTTGATCAATGAGGGACAATTTTTCGTAGACTTGTATGATGAAGTATTTAAAATGATTGAAAAAGAGGGTAAAACAGTTCATATTTGTGGATTGGATGGAGATTTCTTAAGAGAAAAATTTGGTACCATTTCAGATTTACTGCCATTATGTGATGAAATAACAAAATTGAAAGCTATATGCGGTATTTGTAAGGATTCAGCCATATTTTCACACCGGGTAACACAAGAAAAACAACAAGTCGTTATTGGTAGTGACAATTATATTCCATTATGTCGAAAATGCTACAACAATTTACCAAAACACATTGGTCTAAAAAATATTTAAAAACAATATAAAAAGGAATGACGATTCTTATCAATAAACTATCGAAAGATGTCTATTGATACGAAAACAGAGAATACTATAGCGAATACGATTACGGATGTTCCTATAAAAAAAAAGAGAGGACGTAAAAAGAAGAGTGAATTATTGAAAATAGCAGACGAAACAAAAAAAAACAATAATGAAAACAATATTACTATTGTTATAGAAGAAATCAAAGATAATCCAACACATACGGAACAGAATTCTAATAAAAAAAGAGGTAGAAAACCCAAAGGTGGTAAATTGATAACAAAACAGCCAGATAAGTCAGAGGCAAATACACAAATAGCGAATATTGTTCTTCATCTAAAATGTTCCATGAAAGATTTGATAGAACACAACAACAAAATCAATCAAATAGTCAATGACCCTCTTGTTTACAATCCATTAGTTCCACCGAATATTATGACATATAATGATAAATGTCAACAATTTACTGTTTATGAAAACAATTCTTCTTTTCAAAATGAACAACAGCAAGTTTTAGAAAATTCAAATTATGCATACAACGCATTGGATAATTGTATTGTTTCAACTAATAATATATGTCAAAAATGTTCATCTAATATGGATATTGATAATGACAACGAAAATGAGAATGAAGACGATTGTATCGATGTGAAATATATAAATTCAAAACTGAAAAAGTTGAAATTACAATTATACAAGAATTCGAATCCAGACAAAAATTCGGCGTGTTTTTGGTGTACATATGATTATGATAATCAACCTTGTTATATACCAAAACATGAAATAGACGGTGAATTATATGGTTATGGTTCATTCTGTCGTCCTGAATGTGCGGTTGCATACTTGATGAAAGAAAATTTGGATGATTCTACCAAATTCGAAAGGTATCATTTATTGAATCAAATATACAGTAAAGTTTATAATTATAAAAAAAACATCAAACCAGCACCGAATCCATATTTTTTGTTGGAAAAATTCTATGGTAATTTGACTATACAAGAATACAGAAAATTATTGAAAACTGAACATATGTTATTGATTATTGATAAACCTATGACACGAATTTTACCGGAATTACATGAGGATAACGAAGATTTCGTAATGAATATTTACGGTGGAAAACAGCAGAGCAATCAATCTGGAATATACAAAGTGAAAAGACAGAGTGAAAAACAGAAAGGTCCAAGTAAAAATACCATCATAAAAGAAAACTTTGGATTCTAGATTCTTACTACTTAGATAAAAGCATATAAAAATATGTTTTTTATATAATCATATCGATTATATAAAATGTCGAATTATATTACATGTCATTTAATGGGCGGATTAGGCAATCAATTATTTCAAATATTTTCCACTATTTCATATGGTATGAAATATCAAAGAAAAATCATTTTTCAGTATTCTGATAGTTTATTTATTGGAAAAGTACGTCCTACATATTGGAATAGTTTTCTATCCAATTTAAAAGGTTTTACTACATTCAATAATTCAAATGGTATTAGTAATGATAAATTAATGTTATTTCCTAGATTTAATGAAAATGGTTTTCAGTTTCAAGAAATTCCAAATTTCAATGAACAATATTTGATGTTATTTGGATACTTTCAAAGTTATAAATATTTTGAAGAATATAAAAATACTCTTTTTTCATTTTTGAAATTAACTACTCAAATAGAGAACATCAAAACTAATTATGTTCATTATTTCAATACAGACAAACATAGTATTAGTATGCATTTCCGTCTAGGAGATTACAAAGATATTCAAAATTTCCATCCATTGATGCCATATGAATATTATGAAAATGCTTTGAAACATATTATAACTACTCGTCATGAAAATATCATGTATGATGTTCTCTATTTTTGTGAAAAAGAAGATAATATTGCGGTGAATAACATTATTGAAAATTTGAAAAAAATGTATCCTCAAACAAATTTCATAAAAATAGACGACGAAATTGATGATTGGAAACAGATGTTATTGATGAGTTCTTGTAATGATAATATTATAGCAAATAGTACTTTTAGTTGGTGGGGAGCATATTTCAATATGAATCCTGACAAAATTGTATGTTACCCATATAAATGGTTTGGACCTAGTGCTAATCATGACGTAAGCGATTTGTTTCCATCATCATGGCAAAAAATATTATTTGAAAAAGTATAAAGATTATTATCAGTAATATTATAATCATATTTTATTTTTACAAAAAATTGATTGAAATTAATTTTTTATAAAAACCAATATATCAATACATACAAAATGGAATACAATACCAAAGCTCTTAACAATTATGAATTTCTATTATCACTACCTATTGTAGTTGAATTGATGAAAAAAAATAAAAAATTACGCAATGAAAATAAATCATTGAAAAATCTAATCTATTCTATACCTGAATTTCGTTGTAAATGTTCAAATACAACACATGAAAACAAAAATAAAAAAACAGCATCATTACGCAAAAATACAAATTTCAAAGAACCTATTGAAACAGACGTTGTATTGAATTCTGTTAAAATTGAAAAAATCGATAGCAATGATACATTCAATGACAGTGACGATGATAGTGTAGTATTTGTTGAGGAAGTTAAAAAAGAAACTACGCCGAATATTGTTTATGTTTTGGAAGAAGAGTTAGAAGATAGTGAGATACTCGAAGAAGCAGATGAAGAAAATACCGATGAAAATATCGAGGAAGTCGAGGAAACCGAGGAAGTCGAGGAAACCGAAGAAGTCGAGGAAACCGAAGAAGTCGAAGAAGTTGAGGAAGTCGAAGAAGTTGAGGAAGTCGAGGAAGAGGAAAATCCCGATGAGGAAGAGGAAGTTTTTGAAATAGAAATAAGCGGCAAATCATATTATACAACAAATGAAACAAACGGTGCTATTTATGCTATTGATGGAAATGAAGAAATTGGCGAAGAAATAGGTAAATTTGAAAATGGAAAACCTATATTTTACAAAAAATAAAAAAACAGAAAACATAAAACAAAAAAAAATCATAGTATTGATATAATTTGAAAAAAATATATCAATTTCATAAACAATTCAATGTATTATTTTCTACGTGTAATATTATTCAAATTCATTTTTTTATTTTTTCTACTACTATTATTCCCACCGGTTATTGTCGATGTTATCAACTGATTTTTATTTTTTTCGTTAATAATTAATTTTTCTACGAGTGTCTTCAATAATGTATAAAATTTGTATTCATAATTCAATTTATTCAAAGCATCCGTATTCAATTTGTTCTTTTGTTCCTCCATTTTATTCGCAATATCTTTTATTTTACCATCATATTTGCTTGATAACATTATCATATTACTAATCAATTCGGCTGAATATTTATATTTGTTCAAAAACCATGGTTTGACAATATTATAAAGTTCTGTCTTTTTTATTATATTATCAAATATATCGCGTAATACAATTGTTGAAATGCCATAATAATTTAATTCATTGATTATTTTTTCCAATTCCTTGTCATTAGAATTTATGATTTCACTATAAAACCACGAATCTATGCCAGTAAAATCAGTCGAATCTTGTTGTTTTTGTTTTTCTTCATCCTTATTGAATGGTATCATTTCTATATTTTTCGCATTAGTTGATACATTTCTTTGATAATACATATCTGGTTTCATTTCAGTTGCTTTCAATTCCTTTTCTTTGTCAAATGATAATGCTGTCATTTCTAATGTTTTCAATGAAAAAATCATTCTATTTCTATCAACTGCCCAAAAATTAATATCTTTGTTATTTATTTTACCGCCTTGTGTCATTCTAACTAAAAATCTTAATTCATTGCCTAGATGCTGACCTATAAATGGACAATAAATACGATTGACATCATTATCATTTATCAGACCTTCTATAAAATCAGACATGATATAAATTTCTCGACGAATGCCTCGTTCTGTTATATTTGTATTTATATAATTCAAACCTATATTCAATAATTTTGTTTCGTCATTTGATAATTTATATTCTTCATTGTTTCTCATATAGAACATATAAGCTTTTTCTAAAAACGAATATAATTCACTTGTAGTATTTGATTCAAAACTGTTTATCAAATTTTGTAAAGCAGCATTGGTAGTTTCACGTTGTGGTCTTTTGAATAATGTCAACGTATTATATGCAAAATTTTTGTATTCAGGAGGTATTTGTACATTTATTGTAAAATTAGTTTCTGTACCTATATATTCTAATTTATTGTAGTTTTCTTTTCTAAATGTATCATCTCTTATTTTGTCATATGGATATTTAACCATATCCAATACTTGTTTATAATTACCATAAGCAATATTCATTCTTTCTGGTGAAATTATCTTATTGAATATTGAATTGATTTTATCAATCGAATTATTTGCTGCTGGAAAAGAGGCTGATTTTGATATTTTGGTCCAGTTCTCATTTCTAAATTTATTTATAATTTTGAATAATAACTCGATTTTATCAATAATATTCATTTCATCGGTTATATTATCATTACAAACTTCGTCAATTCGTGTTTTTATATTATCTATATCTGTTTCCTTTGTTTTAGTAGGCTTTTCCGTTGGTTTATTACTCTTTCTTTTGGGACTACCGGCACCACCAAATGTTTCTATATTATTATTAGTATTTTTATTCATAAAAGCGTTTTTATCATTTATCGCTTTATCATAAATATCAACATTATATAATTCACTATCATTTGATTTTAAATAATCTGTATAATAATAAATGTATTTATAAAGAAAATAAGCGGCTTGAATCGTTTTTGGAGCTTGAATTGTTTTTGGAATTTTATCGGTATCAATAATAGAATCAAATTCATTAAATATTTCAACCAACATATTTATATTATTTTTTATTTCTTTATCGATTACCGTCTTCCATCTAGCCTTTTCTTCTATCGACCATACCCAAAACTTACGATAATCTTCTAATAATTTTCTATATAATGGATGATTCAAAAAATCATTCAACCATACATTCTTTTTGAAAGTATAATCGGTTCCATTTATTTTCAAATGTGAAAAATATTTCGTTTTAATAGGATTCAATATCATTCTATTGAATGAACTCTTTCCTATTATCTTATCATAAGATGTATGAATATCGGTTATTACTGGAAATTTCGTTGGAAATAATATTTCTATCATTGTCATAATGTTGTACTCAATAATCGCGTCTCTTTCTTTGTAATAGTTTTCATTATCTTTACTAACAAGTGTTTTCTTCGAGTAAGCAAACAAATATTCTGAAAACAATTGCTTGTTGAAAAAAATTTCTATACGTTCTTGATATGTCAAATATTGCATCTGGCCTTTTGGATATTCTACATCAAAAGTAAAAAATGGATTATCATTTAAATCTATATTCGTGCTCGTAATTTCTGGTTGTGATAACATTTTACGATTGAATTGTAATAAACGATTATTTGGAATATTTGTATATAACATTACTTTCAATTCTTCAATATCATAATTCATTCTATCTAATTATATTATGCAAACATTTATTTTGTATAATATTAGTTTATTTTATTGTAAATCCCTCGTAATTATTGATCATATTTTGATTATTCGCTTTTTCTAAAATGTCTTTTGCTTTTTTTATGTCTTCATCAGTTATGTTCTCTCCGTTTTTTTCATTTTCTAACAAAGACAAATGATGGTCTCTAAAGCTCTCTGGTAAAATATAGAATCGACTATCCTCATGAAACAAATATTCCATACAAACAACAAAAATAAAAGTAATAATCAGGGCTATGTATATATCTCTTGTACCCATCCAAGCAATAGCAAATACTAATATTTGTTTGCTAAATGTATATTTCAAATACGATTCCATAGTCTTACTCAATTTGATATTGACAAATTTTGAAACAATATTCAGCGTAATTATCATCAAACCCGCGAATATTTTACTATTATTCAATGCTTGTATTTGATTATGTAAAAAATCGAAAACATTTTTTATTTCTTGCGGCTTTTTTTTTGAATTTTTTCCCATTTATATAATTAGGATATTTTATGTTCTCATAAATACTTGGTATTTATGGGTTTTAGTTCATCCTCTGTTTTGATTCTTGTTTCTATTATGGAAAAATCGCAGGTTTTTGAACATGGATTACATGCTCCATTTTTGTATTTGAGTTCTGGAAATATATGTTCTGCCATTTCGTTTTTTACATCCATATTTTTGTATTTTAACACACCATTTGATGAACAATTTTCATTACGAAATGTCTGTTTTACTTCTTCGTTTTGATGCTCATTATTATCCTGATATAATTGTCTATAATTTTCGAAATTTTCATACCCTTTCAATATCAAGTTTTCGTCTTCTAATTTGTCTTCTTTTTTTGCTTCTTGTATTGGTTTTGGACTACCGCAATTACATCCTGATTTCAATTCAGAAAATGATTCTAGATATTTATAATCATGAACGAAATCATGGTCTACTTTCCAATCCCACATAAAATCATTTATATTTAGCATACTCTCAACATAATCTGTTTGATAATAAAACAAAAACAAAATACAAACTAATAATCCAACATATTTATCTATTGTTGTATAATATCCAATAATAATAATAGTAAGTATTTTCCCTAAAAAAGAATGACTAAATATAGCCAACTCTGATGAATACGATAATAATAAAAATATAATAACTATTGGAATGAATTGTGAAACAATTTTTTTCATTTGTCTATGATTCTTATTTATATTATAATAGTATTTTATTACGAAAAATATTTGAAATAATATCTTGCTATTTTTTAAGTATAAAAATATTTTCAAAGAATCATGTCATCTTTAATAACATCTGCGTCTGAATGGATAAATGACGATAATTTAAACAAAAAAAGAACGCCTACTATAAGACGAAATACCAAACAACGAATTAATTTACAAGGTATGGGCGAACCCGATGATTATTTAACACAATCGAACCAGCAAATCGATAATTTCAAAAATTCAGAACCTATGTCTATCAATGACGTACAATTAGCAGCACAAGACAGAAACACGCGAGTTACTGAATTACTCGATAAAATTACATCTGCTGATACTGATACAGACAACAAAAAATTAAGTAATTTCAATCCTATATCACATCCATCAATCAATGTGAAAAAAGATATGAACGATAATACCGAGGTCAGAAATTATATCCCTCAATTCCCATCTTATTTAGAAGCTTCCAATAATTCGAAATCTCAACCAAATAATTATACTGGAGATGATTCTAAAATCAACAAACTAAGTAATTATTCTATTAGTTATGACGCTCCTGTAAAATTACAAAATAATAATCAACCATATTATGCTAATATGGGATTGAATAATACTATGCCTCGCGATGATAAATTGATGGAAAAAATCAATTATATGATTCATTTATTAGAAGAACAACAACTCGAAAAAACTAGTAATATAACTGAAGAATTTGTATTATATACATTTTTAGGAGTTTTCATTATTTTTATTGTCGATTCATTTGCTCGTTCAGGCAAATATACACGTTAAACTTTCTTTCAATATTATATATTGAAAGAATGAGAGTAAATATATCAAAATACAATAAACAAATAATAAATGAATTTTATGATAATAGTTGTTTTTATTCCAGTTTTGTATTTTTGTCTAATATCATAATTGCGTATTATTTCAAATATTACGTTTTTTCGTTTTTGTTTGTATTGTTACTAATTACATCTTTGATATTTTATACATATACAAATATTTATACAAACATACTCGATAAAATACCCATAGCATTATTGTTTCTTTATGGATTGAATCTATTATATAATAAATGTAAATACATTACACTGTCCATAAAGAAAAATGAGACAAATTCTCATTTTTCAAATGGACTAGTCGCCGACAAAAATAATTTTGATGACGACAATCGTCCCAAAATTCTTTCTGGTCGGTGTAACAATAATTTAAAAATTTGTTTATCTACTTTAATTGTATTCTCTTTCTTAGTAACAAATTATTTATTTTATTATGGATACGTTACGAAAAAATACTGTTACCACGAAGATAAAAAAATAGCGGATTTATGGCATTCGTTGTTGCATATCAATAGTTCGGTCGGTTTCAATTTACTTATTTTATTATAACAAAATCATACATTTATTCGGTGACAATGGAGAACTTGGCAAAACAAAATTATACAAATAATAAGCGGATTTATTTTTGAAAATTGGACTATACTTTTGCCGCCAATGATATAATAGCACATCATTATTTGACGTTTCCTCTATTACCAATATTTTGTAAGAATTATTTATTTTCAAAATATTATTCAATCCATGTAAGAATCCCAAATAAAACAATCGTGTTTGTTTTTCATCATAAATAAAATCATAATTCATTACACTGGCAAAACATTGTAATGTATTACCCTCTAAATCCTCGTATTGTGTTTTCGCGTCTTTCAAAAAATAAAACCCATAAATATCTTCTCCTTTTCTTAAACAAAATACGTATAACAATTTTTTTCGCATCATTGATATCAAAACACTTACATCAGGTATAATACAGATATTAAATTGAGAACTTTTGGAAATAGTATGTGTTTGTAAATATAAAAAATCTATTAATATTCCTTCGTTCTCATTCAACAACATATCTATATGAAAATGGGGTGGTAATCGCGGATATCGAATATTTCTTAGATAATATGTGGTCGTTTCATATTCTATCAAAGGAATTATACCCTCAAACAAAATGTTCTCTTTTTTGATAATAGAAACATTGACAGATGGATTTTTCATTCTTTGATTATATTCATGTGTTTGTAGTAGTTTTCGACTTGTTTTTTTAAGGTCATGTTCTCGATGTACACAAATAAAATCTATAAAATAACTTGGTAGTTCTAGATATTGAGTTTTTTCTGAGGGAGTTTTGTAAAATATTTTTGTATATCTTGACGTAATACATCCTATTGGATATTGTTGATTCAAAATAATAGATGATAAATCCGTTGTTGTATTCGAGAACATACTTTCTGTGAAAAATGATACGTAAGATGGTTCATTTTGACCAGCTAAAATGTTATGTATATCAGTTTTGTTTATAACATGTAATACTTTGTCTGTATGATAATAATAACATTGTATTAAATTTTCCAAATTTTTTTCATGTAATTGAGAACATTCTAAAAAAGGTATCGTTTTTATTTGCTCGAAATCGCAATATTTGGTTCTCAATGGTTTGTTTTTTTGTATTACAAAAGGTCTCCAATAAAAATATCGCCAATAATCATAACTATGAAATACCGGCTGGATATTCCAAAATGGATATTTTAATTTTATTATCATAAATATTATTATCAATACAAAAAATATCGATACAAAAATATATTGAAACATTATCTAATATATTTTACTATTTTGATTTCGGTTCTCAAAACGATTCATGTAAAATCAATATTGAGAACTTTTCATTTTATGTGTTTTATGTGTTTTTCTACTTTTTTTTGGTCTTTTTGCTTTTTGTTTGCCTAATTTTTTATTCAGTTTCCTACTTCTTTTCCACCTTCCTCCTTTTTTTGTATCTAGAGATTTTCTTTCGAAATCGATTTTTTCTTGAAAAATTGTTAGCAATTCGTCATATAACGTTTTTCTCTCTATTTCAGGGTCTTCTACTACAATAATTGCTATATTGCCTGATAATAAATCAATGTTTACTATATCTTTTATATTTGGTAAAAAAATCATTTCTAAAAAATAATTACCATTATTATACATAGTATCAAAATATTTTATCATGTCTGATTCTAAAAAATGTATTTTATGGTCTTTACTTATAGTTATCATATTTTCTTTATCATTATTCTTAACAACTTCCTCCCAACCATTTGGATATTGCTCTGATTTCAAATAATACATATTTAAATCTTCTTTGTCAATATTCCTATAAATTTTTTCAGTAACATTGTACAATTCAGCATCATACTTTTTTTTATATTCGTTGGTTTTATAGTTTTTCGCACAATACCACATTCCTTTTTTGTTTAATTCTTCTAATATTGTATCCATATAATCTGCCAAAACTACAATTTCAATTGAATATGTTCTATCATTTTGATTTGTACTATAATACGTATATACATAATCATTCAAACGTAATAATTTATCAGTTTCCGCATGTTCTTCTAAATCGTTTTCAGTTGTCCCTTTAATCTGTTTTCTTCCTAGCTCTAATAACTTTTTGTATTCTATAATTAATTCGTTATTGCTCATTTTTTGAAAATTATATAATATTATATATTTTTATTATATTATAACTTGGTTATCAAAACAAAATTATTGAGAACGTTCTAAAATATACAAATACTGGTTTTCATCACCATTTGAACATTTTTTCATATCTACTTTTCCATGGAATATAAAACCAGCACTCGACGCCATTTTTTCAATGTTCTCGATAGTCTCCATATAAAGTGTTTGTTCATTTTGTCTAATATGTTTTGTTTTCTTATCAATAAACGTTTCTGTAAATGTCATAGCAGTTGGATTAGAATTCTCATAATATGCTTTATAACTATAATCATCGAAATTAGCGGCTGTGTCTAGTTCTCGCTTTTGAGTTTTTTTTTCATTTTTGCTATCGTTTGGTTCTCGATTTGGATTTGTTATTTTGAATTTATCTGGTTTAACTAAATGCAATATCAAATAACCATTCGGCATCAACCATGCTTGGCAGTTTTTAAAAAACGAAAGTTTGTCTTTGAATTCATAAATGGTGAAATTTGTACATAATATATGTGTAAAAGTGCCTCGTTCAAAATTCATCGGATCAAATACATCTCCTTCTTTGATTTCTATATTTGGATATTTCAGTTCGCAATATTTTATCATAGATTTCGATTTATCTAATCCATATGCTCTGAATCCAGCAGAATTCAATTGATTCACTATATAGCCAGTTCCACTACCAATATCCAAAAAATTACTATGTTTTGTGCTAGGTTCCGTCATTTTCAATATTTGTATAAGTTCTGATTCGGAACGATGCTCTGTATCTTTCAAATTATCATACATATCTACATACAAATCATCATAAATATCTTGTTCACGTTTCAAAACGAAAATACGCTCCTGATTGAAACCTTCATGGACATTTTTTTCATATGGAGGGGTACTTATTTTATATAATAATATTCCTAATAATATGATTCCCAAAATGACCAACAATTCTATTATTGTATTTCTAAGAGTAAATTTGGCGTTTATCATATATGTATTTACCTATACTTATATAATAAATTACGAAAATAATATTGTTTGAACAACTTTATGTATATTACATATTTCTCAATTGTGTTCTAGTATGATTGAAAAAATTATCAGAACCAATATTTTTTACTATATTTGGGTGTTGTCTTTTATCAAAATCAAAACTATTAAACAGATTAGGGAATGGCTGTTCGGATGGTCTTGAAATAATAGTTGTTTTGTATAAATCACTGGTTGATGATGGTACATAAACTCCTTGTTCGGCGCCATGCTGAATGGCAAAATTTTGATTTCTTAAAAATGTTTCTCTATCAATGTTATTAATAAATCCGGAATAAGGTGCTTTTGATGTGCCTGGATTGAAATTAACGTTCATGCTATATTGTTGGTATTTGATAGCAGGTTCATTCATTGGTGTTCTTCTATTTACAATTGGAAAATGAGAATATTTGGTAGGAACTGGTCGAGGGTCAAAACAGGGTTCTAGTGGAGAATCCGCGAAATTTCGGGAATGTAATCTATCATTTATTTCATCAACTCGTTCATTTTGTCCATAAAATACTCCTTCTGTTACTCCATATAATTTATCTACTGTTTGAGTAATATTCATATTGCTAAAATATATATAGTATTTATATTTTAAAAATGTATAAATACTATTATTTGATTAAATATATTATGATACATAAATACACAAAAACACAATTTCAAATATCAGTAAAAATCTATACAACAATATTATGCCAAATTTCAGTTAATCCATATAGAAATAATGATTCAGACGAATTAGGACTATTTCCACATATGCGGTCTTTATGTGTAGCATGAGCGATAGCTAATGGACCAGATTGAGAACCTATAAATAATTTACAAGAATTAATTGCTACACATAATTCATTGAAGTTATTTATAAGCAATATATCAATATTTAACGATGTTTTATAAATGAAAAATTCATATTGTTTTATATCAGAGCATATAAATAATATTTTTGATGTATCATTAAAAAAAGACGCAAAATCAATATTAGTAGGCCAACGATGGTCAGTTGTATTTATTAAAATAATATCCTTGTATTTTTCATCTATTGCGGTATGTATCCATTTATGCTTACCCCATTCAATATTATAAATTTGTTTAAATGTATTATACCAATTTCCATTTAAAAAAATATAAGGATGGTTTCTCCAATAACTTAAATTAATATCGAATGCTTCACTAGAATATATTTTATAGTCATGAATATATCTTTGACTTTTCAAAAGTGAATATGTATCATTATATGTATATTCAAAACCACTAAAAAAATGATGTTCTTCTCTCGATAAATATAATATTCCTTTCTGTCCTGTTTTGTAAAAATTTTCATTAATTACTGATATTTGTTGAATAAAATCACCAAATGCTCCTCCTGAAATATAAGTTATATATGGAAATTCAAAATATAATAATTCTTCCGGATCTTTTATATTATAGTCATATATGTTTATAATGTTGTCAGTCATGACTTGCGATTCATTAGCAAAAATATAAGTAGGAACTTTGAATAATTGATTTATTATATCAATATGAATCGTATCAAAAATTACAATATCATATTCTAATAATAAAAAATTAATCTCCGCAATTTTATCATATATATGCTCTTTTTCTGAAATACATACTTTACAATATGTTGTATGATAGCTTTTTTGTTCGTTTATTTCAGATACATTTAACATGTTAAACCAATTTTTAATTCGAAACCGTTTTTGATTGTAATCAAAAATCTTCTTGGAAATGACAGAAAAATCTACATGAGATACATCAATCGTTTTTATATGATTTGTCAAATCCCAGATTTTTTGATTAACATATATCAGCAATTTATAATAAAAATCGTATTTTTCTATATATGATTTACATTCTTCCAATTTGTTCAATTCTTTCATGATTTCATGCTTTTTATATTCATCTGTGATATACTTTGATTTTATTTCTAAAATGCTAAATTTATCAATAGCTTCTCCAATAGACACTTCTAATTTCATATATAATATATATAATGTTGTTTATATATTTGTTTGAACGAAATGAATAATATCAGTATAATTATTAGAGCAAATATATTCACTATATGATTTTTCAAAATATTTATTGAATGTATTGTAATAATATGGATTATTTGCAAAATGATATCTTTTGACATCAAGTATGTTATTGTTATTTTCTATAAATTCATTATTTACATATAAAAAGCAGCGACCTGTATCAAAATAGAAAGATATATCGCAATATTGTGATATTTTTATATAGTAATAAATATTTTCACAATCTTCATCAAAAGTTAAATTAAACATATCATCCACAAAAATAATATTTGTTATGTTATTTTCACGTATATAATGAATAATGCTATCAATCTTGTATGGTAAAAATAAAATAATATCTTTAGTTAGCAATTCTTTAATAATTTGTAAATGCTCTTCATGATTATTTACTGGAAATCTTTGCGACGATGCGGCCAATACATTATAATAAAAGACGATTTGTTTATTTTTATAGTTTTGTATTTTTTTATAGTCTAAAAATTTTTGTATATCTATTTTCGGGAATTCTGGGATTATTGGTTTTGACGAAATATTACATATTTTCTCATTCAAACTACCAGCTTCGCTAGCATATAAAAGTGTGGAAGGCGTCGCTGATTGTGAGATTTGAAATGGTGTAAAATTTACACACATGTCATATTCAGCATTAAGTCTTTGAATAACTAAATTGTAAAAATCAAAATAAGCTAACAAATCACAATTAATTGGACATGATACGCCTGATAACCTTGTAAAATTTGCATACCAAGTGCCTAATAATAATATGTTGTTATTTCTATCATAATAATATAATTTTTCACCTGGATGAAAATCATACGACTGCATAATATTATATATTTCAGGATGTTCTTTTATTTTTTTTATATTTGGAAATAAATTCGTAAATATGAAATAATTGCATTCACAATATATATAATAATCAAAATTATCGCCATTGCTATCAATAATATTTTTTACATATGGCTGTGAAAAATGAATATCTCCAATATGTGCGTTATTATAAAAAAGAATTTTTAATTTTGCCATATAATAAATATAATAAATATAATATTATATTATTTTTTACGAATTTATATACTTTAAATTGCCTAAATATATAATAATACCACCATTTGGTATGATTATGTATATAAAATATGATTTATCGGTGAAAAGGTGTAAATGAAAAATATTTATTTTGATGTCCATAAATCCATATATGAACCTAATATATTAGTTTCTGTTCTTTGATAATTTAGTTCGTCAAATATTTTTTCATGAGGATTAGGGTTTGGGCATACATTTGGAAACCCATGAAATAAATTTTCTATAAAAATTATAGGTTTATTTCGCATTATTGTTTGTTTTGCTCCTTCTAATACTTCATTTTCGTGATTTTCTACATCTATTTTTATCATGCTTATATTATGTAAATTTAAAGAATCTAATGTGATTACATTTATTGAAGGATTTACAATAAAACTTGAACCATTACTATAACTATGTAATGAAAATCCTCCAAGATTTTCTCTTTGTGAATTGTATAATGGCATTGTTCCTTCTTTATTACTAAGCGCAATTTCGTAAATTTTACTTTTATGTCTAAAATCTCGTAGATTTTCTTTTAATAATGATATATTTGATGGAAATGGTTCAAAAGAATAAACCATTTCAGAATTTAAAAATTTTGCAAAAAATAACGAATGATTCCCAATATTTGCGCCAATATCTAAAATACCAGACTGATTATTATAATTTTTTGCAATATAATCAAGAAAATTAATCTCAAAAAAATTATTAGTTTGAATCATATTATCACCAATTGTTTCACCATTATTGTGAACAAATATATCCGTATTTATTTCACCATAGTTTGAATTAACAACCCTAAACATATGTATAATATAATATAATATAATATAATATAATATAATTAATAATTTATTCAAACGAACATATGAATAACTAATTCAAGTGATCATCTTGGTAAGTAAAGAATCAAATGTTGAAATTAAATTTACATTACTATTTTCATACAATAATCTTTCAATATATTTTCCAGAGTTTTTCATACAATCTTCAATCGATACATTATAAAGGCAAATTTCATCAGAATATACATGTCTAAACATTGAACTATCTGAAATGCCCATTGGTTTATTAACAGACATCGCATAATCAATTGCGCTGGAAAATCCTCTTCCACAATTTTCCATTTTATCATACAAAAATATATTCATAGTATTTGAATGTAGAAATTTTAATACTTCTTCATTTGAAAAAAAATCACTACATGTAACCAATATTATATTTGGTTTTGTAATATGAGATCTACAATTAGATACTAATCTATTTATTTCGTCTTGTTTTGCGCTAAAGTCTGCTGGCGGTATTAAAAATTTAATAATTGCTTCATCGTATTGTTCATTTACCATTTTTACTATTTTTTCAAATCCCTTATTATGAACTCCAAACCCGAAAGAGCCAAAGATTGGTATATTAATAGATTTATAACATTCAATAAAATCATTTGTGGGAGTATTATTAATTATTTCTTCAATATTTTCAAAAATAGGACGTGGTACATAATAACCATTTTCAGAAATAGTTTTCCCGATATTTATTTGGTAATCAAAAAAATCGATAATGGATTCATGATTAATCGCAATATTTTTTATTTTCGTTTGGATAGTATAACGATTTAACCATGTCATAGTACAACCATGATAATTATACAAAATGCCATCATATTGCGTTTCATTTATAAAGTAATTATATTCGTATAATGAATCAAGTTCTTTGTACGTGTAGGTCATATTAACTGATTTTTTTAATATATCATATAATCTAACACCATATTGATAAACACCACACTGCTTTAGCTTATGATTTAAAAAAAGAATTTTCATATACAACATACAATTAGTATTTCTTTAAATGTTTTTATAAACAAATAATTTATTGATTTATATGCATCTATGAACAACATTGTCAATTGTGTTATTTTGCTACAAAGTGATTAAACATGTCAACATTTATTGTATTTTACATAATGAATGTTTTGATGTATTCAATATCAACTAAATCAGGATGAACATACCAGTCTTCATATTCTGAATTTTGATTATTCCACCATACAGATACATTTGGAAATGCTAATATATATCCTCTATCTGTAAAAATTTTTCGAGATATTTCTTGTGTATTAAAATAGTTCCCGCGATATATATCATGTTCAAATGTAACAGAAGCAAATTTATATTTGTCAAATACTGTATTATCTAATAATTGTAATGTGTTTATTGTTGAAGAATTATCTACGTCTAAATCAATTTGTAAATAATCCATATTTATTGGAAAATTATTATTATCCATTATATCTCTATAATTAACTGTTGTGGCATCTTGAATTCTATATATCGAATTTGGTCTATGCAATTTATATAATTCTTCGAATGATGTATCATATTCAACCATTAATCCTTTCCAATTATAGCTATTTTCTAATAAAAATGTATTGTTGCCTTGAATTGGATGATTAGACCCTATTTCTAAAAAATAACCATTTTGTTTGTATTTGGAACAATATATCGCAAATAAATCTTGTTTTGTTTGACTGTTAGAACTCATAATATTATAGTATTATAATATTATATAATACTATAATATTTATTAGTTAATATGAACGTATATGGTTCATTATATTTTTTTTATTGAATATATAATATCTCATCTAAAACATCATCTATTGATTTTTTTGGTCTCCATCCAAGATTTCGCAGATTATTAGCAACCCCTGTAATTTTTGTAATATTTTTATCGAATCCTATTTTATTGAAACTATTTGAGATCTGCAAAATTGGAATATCTAAAGTTTTATCATATAGCATTTCATCTTTTTCTTCAATAATAATCCCTGCCTTTTCAAATAATTGCATAACTAAATCCTTTACAATGTACATATCATCATTACAAATCAAATAATTCGATCCATGTTCCTCCCTTGTTATAGTCAAAATGGCAGACGCAACATCCGACGCATGAATTATATTACGATGTGAATCTAAATTTCCAACTGTTAATAATATATGTTCTCCATTCTTCCATTTACGAATATGATGGGCTACTTTATTTAATAAAAACTCTGGTCGTTTTTTTTTCGATTCAGTTGTAAAAATAACACCATTTGAAAATGGTAATCCGTATGTTTCTCTATAAAAATCAACAATAGAATGCGCCATTATCTTGGCTATAGAGTATGGATGATTATGATATTTATTAGTATCGTTTTCTTTTATAGTATATTCAATATGACCTTTATATATTTCACTACTTGAAGCATTAAACAACTTTGCAGATAATTTATTTCTATGGACTATTTCACATATATTTGAGGTAATCATTCCATTTATATGTAATGTTTCAATCGGGTTATTTAAAGCATAAGCTGCGCTTGATATAGCTGCTAGATGAATAATTATATCAGGATTCACAGTCAATATTATTTCTTCCAATATATTGCGATTATTCATATCAAAACAAAATTTTGTCACATTTGATTCAGGAATAGTGGTTTCATTTCGCGTAATCCCATATAATGTATAATCTACAAATTGTTCTTTGACATATTGCGATATCATGCCATCACATCCAGTGATTAATACTTTTTGAGTATAACTCATAATTTCAAATTTTGGAAACGGAAATACCAATTGTCCTCCATTTTTTAAAAATGATTCTTCACGTTGTATAATTTCTTCACGAAAATGCCAAGGTAAAACTAACAAATAATTTGGAGGATTTTCACGCATTTTTTCTTCGCCTATAATTTCAATCCCTGTATTTGTCATTTTACCAATTTTATTTGGGTTTCTTTCAACCGCATATTTAATTTTATCCTCCCCGATATTTGCAATCTGTAATAGACAATTACCTTTTGTTGAAGCACCATAAATATACATATTTTTTCCATTATTATTAATATTGTCAATAAACATTGTCAATTTGGAGATTTCTTTATTGCAGCTTTTCATAAAATTAAAATAATATTCATCAGACTTAATTCCCAATTCCATCTCAGTTTGTAAAATAGAATTTATTAATTCTGTATTTTCATCATATAGTGTAGATTCTTGCTTTGCAAAGAAAATGCGAAAGCTCCCACCATTGCAATCATTAAAGTTTACATCAATAATTTTAAAATTTACCATATCCGCAATTCTCTTTATTTGAGTAAGCGCATAATATTCCAAATGTTCATGGCAAATGGTATCGATACTATTTGTTTTTATCATGGTTGGCATATAACTTTGTTCGCACGTCCAAATACCATCAGTTTCTAATATAGCATATATATCTTTTGCAAATTGAACTGGATCTGGTAAATCGTAAAACATTGATATAGATGATACAACTTTACATAATAGTGTTGGATATACATTTCTAAAATTCTCATATGTAAAATAAGTTGGTATTAAATCGATTTCACCATAATACTCTTTAAATTGAAGACCCGTTGGATCAACTCCAATTCTTTTGCAATTAGATGGATAATAATGTAAAGTTGTCGCATCATTGCTACCAATATCAACAATTACATCGTTATCCTTCAAAACAACTTTTGTCAATACTTCTTCTTGATAATCTTTGAGATGTTGTCTCATAGTATTACTAATGCCTGACCTATATCCATATTCATATTCGTATAACTCAGATGAAAATGTAGTCTGTTTTAACTGTAATAATCCACAATCCGAACATTTACATAAATCAATAGGGGTTTTAGGTGTAGAATAATCGCCATATTTTGGAAATCTGGATGTAATTATTTGTTCGCCTAATGATATTACATTATTTAATTGTGAATTTCTACATATGCGACATTCTGTAATGTTGTTTATAATATTCATTATAATAATGATAATATTGTTTTGTATTATTATTGTTTTATATTATTTACAAATATATAAATTTATACACAACCTATAATAAAAAATCATATAATGAATACTCAATAAAGTAAGAATTATACACGGATAATATCTACTCACAAAATATCTAATAAAATAATAATCTAATCTATTATTTGCCTGACAACATTGATGGAACAATATATGACATTTCAAACTATATATAATTATATCGAATTCCACCTATCCAATTTTGAATGCCAAAAATCCATGTAATAAACTTCATTATTATTATATAAACCTGCTATATATGAAAAAGAACTTTTACTCATAACCAATACATCCGCTTTTATCAAATATTCTAATGTCATTAATACATCTATGTCTGCCATCAATTTAATATTTATATTATTGTTTTTATTTTTTATTATAAAATTTTCAAATTCTTCTTTATTATTATTTGATATTTCTGTAAATATGAAAAAAGTCCCATTTTTGTATTTATCCGCAAATTTATTTATTATATTTTGATAATATGATAATTCTACAAATCTATTATTATTTGAATATGGCGAAACATCTCCTCGTCTTATATGAATTGCTATGTTCTTATTTGATTCATTATATTCTGGCAAATATAATGATAGTTTGATTTCTCTCAATAACGGCATTATAATATCGTATTCGTTTGGATCTTTATCAAATATATTATAAGGATGATCTAATATCAATAAAACATTTATATTTTTTGATATTTCTTTGTAATAATCCATGTGTTCGCTTGTTATATTTCCTTTCAAAAATTCTATATTATGAAATGTGATTTCACTTATATTTGCGGTGAATTTGTATATTTGGAAATATTCTTCTATTAATTCATAATATTCTGTGTTTTCATTAGAAATATGTTCAAATGTTTTTATACTTTCATGAATATATTGACAATCATATTTTTTCGCTAACGCCAATATAGAAATTATACGTTGATATTGTGCTCCTAAACCATCCACATAAACATTATACTTTAAATATAACATCTTTCTATAACTAATATCAATAATATTTATATTATTGAATAACATAAATATTATTATTATATACATAATATAACCTATGTCATCCATCACTTTTTCCACATGTTGGTATAATTTTAAAGCAAAATTTGAGAACCAAACTTATTATAATTGGATTGATAATATGTTATCCAATGTCAATAATTATAACTTAGTTATTTATAGCGATGAACCCAGTTCTCAATGTTTAAAAAAATATTTGAACAATCCTAGAATTAAATTGATATTAAAATCACCAGAACAGTTCTATAACTATAAATACGAAGGTTATTGGATTCATAATCACGAGAACAATATATTATTACAGAATATGGTTGATTGGCGTGTTAATATGTTATGGTCTGAAAAAATTCATTTTGTTTATGAAACTATGAGTGCGAAATATTTCAACACCGAATTCTATGGTTGGTGCGATATTGGTTATTTCCGTAATAGACCAGAAGATTCATCATCCCAATTTCTCGTAAATTGGCCGAGTGAATCGAAAATTGCTACATTGAAAAAAGACAAAATTTATTACGCGTGTGTTAATAACGATAATAATTACATACGAGCGTTGATGGAGATTATCAGTGATAAAAATTCAATTGGATTGCCCAGTAGACCTATACCACCGAATCAAATTTCTATTGCGGGTGGATTTTTCATATCACATAAAGACAAACTAGAATGGTGGCGAAACACATACGATAATAAATTGAAATTATATTTCGAAAATGAATATTTAGTTAAGGACGACCAAATTATTATCGCGGATTGTGTATTTTCTAATTTGGCCGATTTCGGTTTGTGTAAAGAACAAAATCATAGAAATGATAATTGGTTTTTATTCCAAAGATTTTTATCGTAAAACCATACAAAGAGATTTCAAAATATATAGTAATTGAATTATATATTTTTATATGTCACCTAAAATTAGTATTATTATGCCCATTTATAATGGAATTGAATTTATTGATGAATCAGTTGGTTCTATATTGAATCAAACATATGGTGAGTGGGAATTAATTATCGGTATAAATGGTCATCCGCAAAATTCCGATATTTATAAAATAGCAAAATTATTCGAAACTCGAGATGCTCGTATTCATGTTCACGATTTTCATGAAATACGCGGAAAAGCAAATACATCAAACAAAATGATTCAATATTGTTCGGGACATTATATCGCTATATTAGACGTTGATGATATATGGCATGAAAAGAAATTGGAATTACAAATACCGTTCTTATACGATTACGATGTTATTGGTTCTAGATGTATATATTTTGGTGATATGAATGGTAAAGTCCCCGATATACCCAGTGGAAACATATCCGAATTCGATTTTACAAAATTCAATCCTATCATTAATAGTAGTAGTCTTATTCGAAAAGAACTTTGCTTTTGGAACGAAAATGGAATTGAAGATTATGATTTATGGTTAAGATTACGTAATCAAAACAAACGATTCTATAATTGTTCTCAAATTTCAGTGAAACATCGTATTCATCGTTCATCTGCTTTCAATTCGAAAGGACATCATGAACAATTACAAAAATTATTAGAAAAAAATGCAATTTGTAAATAATAATTTGTAAATCATAAAAAATTGACGCGTTTTTTATGATTTATTTTTTGGTAATTAAACTAACAATAAGAATAACAAAATGGCTCTAAATACAAATCACCTTTTATTGAATCTAAACAATATGGAAGAAAATACTAAACGTAGAAAACGTGCTTATGTATTAACTCAAAAAATCAGACAACCTTCGAATGAATACGAATTTGAACCAGAAACCGATACTAGTGATGATTATGATATCAAACGCATGACTATGTTAGAAGAATCGTCACCTGTCGAAGTACAACAAGAATTACAATGGTTACGCCTTCAGTTATGCGAAAAAAATAATTATATTAGAAAATTGCGAACCGAAATAGATATATCAGCGAATGAAATTCAAATGAAAGAATTCAGAAAAAACGATTACAACAAAAATACTAACAGACATTAAACTCCTATAATATTTTGGATATTTGTTCGATTTGTTCACTTGATAACGCGTGTGGAAATTCGACTTCAAATTCAATAATCATATTACCTGTAGAATTCTCTCGAATCATACCCATCGATGGTACTACTTTCTTATAATTTGGTTTTATAACAGTAGCATTACTATTATTATTTAAACATAATTTCTTACCATTCAAATGTATCATTTCAAAAGAAAAACCACATAATGCCTCTTTTAATGATATTTTTTTATGATATATCAAATCCAAACCATTTCGTTTGAATTCCGTATTATTGATAACACTAATTGATACCTTTACCTCTCCAAATATTTCGCCGTTCACTACATGTCCTTTGTCACGGATACCTATTATTTCATTATCATCTATTCCTTGTGGTATATTTAAATATAATGTTTCATTTTCTATTGTTTTTACATTGTTATTGAGAACCCAACGTTCTATTTCAATGGGAACTACACAACCTTGATAACTTTGTTCTATCGTAATTTGTAAATTTTTCATAATAGGTTCTGGACGATGGATTTGATGAAACATTTGACTATGAAATCCACCTGGCATTCCACTACTACTACTACTATGGAAAATACGTATTCCTGGCATTCCTGGAATACTACCTTCCATTCCAAACGGATTTCCTCCGTGGCCTCCGTGGCCACCAAACATCATATTGAATATATTATTGATTTCTGAAAATTCGTCCATACTACTCATATGTGTAAATGGAGAACCTCCTCCTCCTCCCATTCCAAAGGGATTTCCTCCACCACCCCCAAACCTTAATTCCATATCATATTGATTTCGCTTTGATGGGTCACTAAGTGTTTCATATGCCTCACTTATCGATTGAAATATCGATTTTGCCTCATCATTTGGATTTCTATCAGGATGATATTTCAATGACAAACTACGATACGCTTTCTTGATATCCGATTCACTTGCTTCATTTGATACCCCCAATACTTCATAGAAATTTTTATTTGACATGTTTTGTATTTTCAAACACTTTCTAATTTAAAGAGTCCAATTTTTATATTATTTTATAGTAGTTATATAAAAAATACGTCATTTTACATAATACAATCATTTATCGATGTCTAACAAAATAAATCTCGATAATACTTTTATTACGAAATACAAACCTTATTTTATCCACGATTTTTGTATTGACGAAAAACTGACATCTACATTGAGAACTTTACTTGAAATAGACCATTTGAATCTATTATTTATAGGAAATTCTAGTTCGGGAAAGACATCATTATTACATGCTCTTATACGTGAATATTATTCACTTGGAAAAGATTCTCCGTTTCCCGATAATAATATTCTATTTATAAATAATTTGAAAGAACAAGGAATACAATATTTCAGGAATGAAATGAAAACCTTTTGTCAATCTCATACTGCTATTTATGGTAAAAAAAAATTAGTTATTATTGATGATATTGATAATATTAATGAACAAAGTCAACAAGTATTTCGTAATTATATCGATAAATACAAAAATAATATCCATTTTATTTCCGTATGTACAAATATCCAAAAAGTCATCGAAAGTATCCAATCTAGAGTACATATTATTACCATTTCTCCTCCTAGAATGGAACAAATTCGAAACATAATGGAGCGTATTATTTTGGCTGAAAACATCACCATTGACGAAGAATCAAAAGATTATTTATTGAAAATTTCCAACACATCCATTCGAATCCTCATCAATTATTTGGAAAAAATTTATATTATTCGAGAACCTATCAATATCGAATTATGTAAAAAAATATGCTCTAATATATCATTCCAAAATTTCGAAAATTATTTTGATAAATTATTGAAAAACGATTTGTCTGGCGCGATTGGCGTTCTCTATAATATCCATGATTACGGTTATTCTGTAATTGATATTTTAGATTATTTCTTTTCTTTCGTGAAAATGACCAGCATTATTGACGAAGAAACTAAATATAAAATCATCCCTTTTTTATGTAAATATATTACGGTTTTTCATAATATTCATGAGGATATTATCGAGTTATCGCTTTTTACCAATAATTTATTTGAATTATTACATACCAAATAAAAAACATAAAAATAATATACATAAAGATTATTTGGAAGATAATAGTATTATTTGTAATGTACGGAGAAACCACGTCGATGAATCATGAAAACCCGATTTTGACTGTTCCAGAACATCCTAAGTCATCCGTTATAAAATATGATACGATTGTCGAATCTGTTATTCAAAAATTCAAACAAAGGTCGGATGTTGGAGTCGAAAAATATGGTACCACACTAGACCGCGAAGATTTATCAACAGTTGATTGGATAATTCATGCTCAAGAAGAACTGATGGATGGTATATTATATCTGGAAAAACTAAAAAAATTGTATATGAGTTCTACAAATTCTACATCATAATTTACAATGTTACAAAATGTAATTCCACCTCGTTTGAATACTTGTTTAGCAAAGCATTTTGTACAAAATATTTATAATAAAACAAATAAAGTCTATTTTTATTATAAATAAAACAACAAAAAGAAAATGCCTACACAAATATTTCGCAATTTGGTTCCAAAAGAAATATTATTTACATTATTAGAGAAAATTTGCTTGAAAACAGATAAATATTTTCTGATTGACTCAAATGCCTACAAAAAATTACTGTTTTATAATTTACTCAATGAATTTACCGATTCATTGAAACCATACTATCATTTGGGTAAACATTATTATATTGAACGCAAAATGACGTATAATGCATTTATTACTATTTTACGTCAAATATGTAAAGCGAGTGCTATTATGTATTCATCTTCTATGAAATACAATAGGTCGAATTATAGTATCGAATATCTTGTTTATTTTTAATGAAAATATATATTTTAATAGTATATATAAATTTCAGCATTTGAAATGTTTAGTTTGAAAAATACAAAACAATATTTATTTATCGGGGCTATCATTTTAGTTGCTAGTCTATTTGCGAATAAATTAAAACAAAATTTCGAATCAAATGATGAATATGAATTAATTCGAAAATATTTATTGAATGATTCTCCTTTGTATGGATACAACCGTCCAAAACTCTGGATTCATTCAAAATATGAAATCAATTCTCGTAAATGGAAAAACTTCTATTCTCGTAATACTACTGATTTAAACCAACCCTATTTACATTTGACAATAAAAACTATCATTAATCATTGTGGTGATGATTTCAATATTTGTCTAATTGATGACCAATCATTTAGTAAATTATTACCATCATGGGATATCGATGTTTCTACTTTGGCCGAACCAACTCGTTCTCATTTTCGCGAATTGGCCATGACACAATTAATTTATTATTATGGTGGTATGGTTGTTCCTAATTCATTTGTCTGTATGAAAAATTTGAAACCGTTTTATGACAAAGCCGTCGCCAACAACAAACCTTTTGTTTGTGAAGCCATCAATCGTACTTCGAATTTATTGAAACAGAAACATAAAATGCTGTTTATCCCGGATTTATATTTTATGGGTGCTCCTAAAAACAACGCTGTTATATTGGAACTAGTAGAGTATCTGAAAAACCGTAATAAAAATCCACATTTTAGTAGCGATAATGAATTCTTAGGTGATTCATCTCAATGGTGTTTAGAAGCTATTGGTAGTGGAAAAATGGAACTCATCGGTGGAGAATTAATTGGTGTAAAAACTGAAGACCGTAAAACCATTTTATTGGAAGATTTGATGGAAGAAGATTATTTAAAGTTGAATAAAGGTGCCGTTGGCGTGTATATTCCAGCAGATGAAATATTGAATCGTCCAAAATATCAATGGTTTGCTGTTATGCCTTCTGAACAATTGATGAAAACAAATATGATTGTTACCAAATATTTGATGAATGCTATTATCGATACCACAGATGAATATACAAAATCGAATGAAATTAAGAGTGTAGTATCAATTTAGGATAGGAATTTTATATATTTTTTTGAAAACAATATGTAAATATTTATAAATGTATATATAAAGTATAATTATATAATGGCTTTCTCAAGTTTTGGTAGCATTCATAGTATACTTCGACAACAGCCAAATAAAAAAATTGGGTTCTCTGGTAGCGTTTCTTTACTATATATGAATGCGAGTTCTACTGCTACTATTTCAGCTGCTTGGCATTCTGTTAATGGAACAGGTAGTAAGTTGATTGCTGTTTCATATGGAACTACACCTTTTAGTGGTGGTGTTAATTATATTTCAACAGATGGAGGAAATACATGGACTAGTTCATCTAGTCCTACAACTAATAATAATTTTAGACAAGCTGCTATATCTTATGATGGTGTTCATGTATTATATTGTATTAATAACTCAAGTGCTACAGGAACTATTTATACAGGCGCAAATTGTTCAAACAATTCAGGATCAACATATGGTCTTACACAATTAGCTGCTTGCCAAGGAGCATTCTTGTCTGATGATGGCAATGTCAAAATAATAGCAATCAATAATTTTGGTTTTTATAGAATTTATAATTCACCCACAACTAATACTTTTTCTACTTCGATTAGTTATGCAACTGGTCTTGGTAGCATAAAAGGTAGTTCAAATGGCCAATATTTGCTTATTAATAGTGGTTTAGGCACATTATTTTCAAATAATTATGGTGCTTCATGGAGTAGTTTAGCAGGAGTATCTGGTATTACTGGAAGTACAACATCTAATATGGGTATTGGTGCGGTTAGTGGTAATGGACAATATATTCTTGTTCATGGTGCTGGATATTTAGTTTGGTTGTCTACAAATTACGGTTCAACTTGGACAACTATCAGTGGTTCACGTGGATTGCCAAATACTTCTATCTACACTTCTACTACAACTAGTTGGGGGTGTGCTGCTATAAATTATTCAGGGCAGTATATGACCATTTGTGGATATTTTAATCAAACAGGTGGACCCTACTCAACTGGTGGTTATGTTTTTATATCTAGTGATTATGGTTCTACATGGACGGCAAAAACAATTCCACTTGTTACCGCTAGCAGTGATCCTGCTTTTCAACTTTCTACTATCACATATGATTCTAACAAAACACCTATAAAATTGTTTATAACATCATACGCACAAGGTATATATGTTTGTAACTATTAATTTATAGTATAAAACACATAAAAACTATATAATAAAATACATAAATACAATAATGGAAGATTATAATAAATTTTTAAACGAAGCAAAAGAATCGATTTCTATAATTTATCAAAAGTATGCCTCCGACCCATATATGACCGCGAAAGCTCATAATTACATTACAAATCAACTCCCTATTATACTTGAAAATATACGCGAAACTCATGAACAAAACCAAACTCGTATCGAAGAATTAACCAACGACCAAGACGCATTTATTCAATCATTTTTAAATAACAACCAATATTTTTATATTTCATCTACTGAGAAATTCTTTTGTTACGATGGAACACATTATAATTGTATAACAGAAGACGACCTTTTGTATACGGTTTTATCTAGCATTAGTCGCGACCGAGAACGAAACCTGATGCCTTGGAAAAAAAGTACCAAACGTAATATTATGAAACGCATCAAAGAGAACAATTTGTTGAAATCTATCCCCGAATCCGAAACTATTCAAAATATAATCGATTCATTTTGTCCCGCTATTTTCAATACTCGCGCGGAAACCAAATACTTCTTGACTATACTCGGCGATAATATTTTTCGTAAAAATAATCATCTCATTCATTTTATGAATACAAAATCCAAACATTTTATTCGAGAACTTAATAATATGTGTCAAATTGTTATCGGTTCTAATTTATCACAAACAATCAAACATAAATATCATGAACATAATTATTCCGATTGTAGAATTGTTCGTATCAACGAATCTATCAAAAGTGAATACATTTGGAAACCGATTGTCAATCAACTGGTTTTGGATATTATATGCGTAGCATGTCATTATTCGAATCGATATGGCTGTTCTGATGATTATGTTATGAAATCATCCAATGATAATCTTCTATTCCAGACCGCTTTTTATTTGAAAAATTTAGAGCCCGATGATTTAGTGAATTCGTTTGTACAAGAATATCTCGAAATATCTCAACCCGGGCGTTCTAATACCACTATTTGTATTGATGGACAACTATCACACATGCGTACGCCTTATATCAGTTGGAAAAATATTCAATATTTATGGAAACAATTTCTAGATTCGAAAAATATACCCAATGTTTTGTTTTTACAGAACCTGAAAACCATACTGATTTCCGAAATGAGCGACCATTACAACGAGGAACATGACGCATTTGTTGGTGTTTGTAGTAAATATTTACCCGAAATACAGAAATTTCTACAATTTTGGAATGATACCATCATCGAGGATGATTCTGAAATGGATTTCGAAATCGATGAAATTATTATTTTACTACGTAATTGGTGTATATCCAAAAATGAAACCATATGTAATTTAAATGATAAACAAATATTGGATTTGATAAATCATTTTTTCCCGAATGTAGAAATTGAACGAGATAAATTCATATCCCGTATTAAATGCAGTCTATGGGATAAAGAATTGGATATACAATTGGCTTTAGAAAATATGAAACATTCTTTACAAAATAATGCTGTCATAACAAATTCCAGAACATTATCACCTGGATTATCTCAAAATATATCGATTTACGATGCTTATAGTTACTATTGTAAATATCATTCATCGTTGAATCATAATAATACAGTTTCTAATCAAATAGTTAGTAAATCTTATTTTGAAAAATATATTTTTGAGAACCTTTCTAATTATGTCGTCGATTCTAAATTTTTGTCTGTAGAATGGTTCAAAATTTAGTGTCTATGATAGTTTATATATTTGATTTTATGGTATTCATAATATCAAATTTTTGGAATTAGTATTGATTGTTGGTATTTATACATGTTCATTTTTACGTAGTCGTTCTATAAACCGCGTTTTATCTTGTTCTTCGTTCATATAAATATTTATTATTTCCGCCGGCGTATAAAAATCCTCCTTGATTTCTTCTAACATATTATTATTGATTGTTTCGTCAAATAAATGTGTATATATCTCTTTGATTGTTTCGTGTGACGCATAGGATAATTCTAGTGTTATATCTATTCTTCCTGGTCGAATAAGAGCGGGGTCCAAATCATGATAATGATTCGAGGAAATAATCATTATTCTACCTGGTGTTTCTCGAATACCATCCCATAAATTCAAAATATCATCCAATGTTATTGGTTCGTCATCATTTGGCATTTTTGGCAATACAAATTTTTTGTCCGTTTCTTTTTCTGTAGCAGCCATGGTTTCTAATAAATCGCCTAGATTTATCTTTGATGTGCTTGATAATTCTCCGAAATCTAATTTTTTCCCCAATCCTGTTATATTTTTGTTTTTATTTTTCTCTCTATCTAAAACTATATCACCTACACAATCAATATCTTCAAACACTATTATTTTTTTATCAAAACTTACACTACATTTTTTGTTGTCTCTACTATAACGTTCCTCAAAAAATATACTGTCCAATTCTTTCTTTGTTTTTATTAGTTTCAATGAAATAACTATAACATGTCGATTTGTATAATTTGCGATAGCCTTTATTAATGATGTTTTACCTGTGCCAGGTGGTCCATGCATACCAATTCCTATGGAATATGGTATTCCCTTGTCATAATACCATTCCTTATTATTTATAAAAAAGTCTAGTTTTTTTATTATATTTACCTTGTCTTTGAAAAATAAATTATTGAACTTGCGTGTACTTGAAAATAGGGTTTCATTCCACATTTCATAACAGTCGTCTTCGTATTTTGTATTTGATAATGTATAAATAAACCTTTTATTATCGCGTAAATCTTCTATGGATGCTATATATTCTTTTGTAATTTTTTCAACAAAATCTTTTATCGTATTCGTATCGCTTTTATAAGAGAATAATTTTATGACTATTTTCTCCATTCTATTTTTTTTTTTTTCTTGTTTATTTTTTGATGTATCATCTTCATCTGTTTCTTCTCCATGAATTGTTGTATACGCATATATTCCATGTTCTTTTGATATTAAAAATTTTTCACTTTGAACCACCATATAAGTTCCCAAATCTCGTTCATTGTTATTTGTTTTGTTATTAAAAGAATATTCTTTTATATGGTTAATTGATTCATTGTCACTTATGTTTTTTATTATAAAATTCCATAAGGCTTTAAATCTATCACTGAATGTATTTGACTGATTCAAACAACCATCATAAAAACCTGTAGATAAAGCTATTTTTCCTTCATATTCTACTATATTTTTTCTAGAAAACCAACTATCGAAATCATAATTTATATTTTGTATTGTGTTGACGAGTTTAAAAAAATAAGTGTTCATGTATTGATATAAATAGGTAACTCCTGTTAATAACATCGTTGTTACAAACGCGTCTATTAACGGTGTTCCTGTTTTAAATTTATCAAATATAATCATATTGAGAATATTTCCTGACAACATTTTAAGTTGTGATTCTATATCCCCGGAATAAAACATTTTTTGCTTATTTAATATATTTAACCGTTTACATTTAAATATATTTTTTATAATATTTTTCTAAACCGTTTTCATGTTTCGTTGATTTTTTGTTTTGGCTGCGGTTTCCGGCATACTTTTGAATAAGCGTTCAACGACCCCTGTCTCATCTACTGGTTTTGTTTCTAGTGACGATTCTTTTTCTATATTTTGTTCGACGGTTTTGTTTTCATCTGGAGATTTTGATTCAGGTTCTGGGGTCTTTGACTTTGATTTTGATTTCGACTTCGATTTTCTAGTGCCTTTTTTCACATAACCAAATTTACCTTTATCAGCAAAATAACCATGTTTTTCTAATCTTTTTTCCTTTTTCGCAGTAGTGTTTTTCTTAAGGGAAACTATTCTTCCCCACTTATTCATAATCAATTGGTCTTTTGGCAAACCTCCGGTTGTTTTGTATGCGGTTCCATTCCAGACTTGTTCTCTTGAACCAAATAATTCTTTGTATTCTATATCTTTTATTGTATAGGTTCCTGTTTTTGGATTTCTTACTGGTCTTTTCATTTGTATATAAATATACAAATAAAATATCATTTATAGATTATTATTATTAGTGGGTTTTATTTGTTTATTTATTTGCTTTACGACTACCTCTACTTTTGCGACTTACTCTTTTTATACAACCGAATTTTCCTTTTTTTGTGAAATATCCTGCCTTTTCTAGACGCTTTTCTTTCTTAGCAATCATATGCTTCTTACGTGAAACAATACGTCCCCATTTATTCATCATAAGATTTTTCTTTGTAAGACCACCTTGGGTATGGTGTGCTTTTCCATGATAAACTTGTGCTCTTGAGCCTATGGTAACTTCGTGTTCAGTCATATTATTTAAATATATAATCTACATAGAAAAAAACTATTTTTACTAAATATTCTTATTGATGGTATTCTTACGTCTGGGTATTCTTGTATATTATTTGTTTGTAATTATTGTTTTTGGCGCGGCGTTTTGTACATATTGGGCATAACGCATGGCTTTTGGAATATTTGGGTCATTACCACCTGTCGCCTTTTTCAAATAATCTACCTTCGCACACGCCTGTTTATCTTTACAATACTTTATTATGTCAAACATACTTTGTTTTGATGGCATGATAATATATAATAACGGGTATTTTTATAATAACAAAAAATTGATTCTAAATTATGAGAAAATTGATATAAGTATAACGCCGTATTTTTAATATTATTACTAAAATGTCAAAATCAATTACCACAAGTGTTTCCAATGATGCTAAATTAGCACAACAATATCAACGTAAAACTGATAAACAACATATTTTGGATAATCCGGATACCTATATTGGTTCCATCGAAAATGTCGATTCTACTATGTGGGTATATGATGATGCTACCAATCGTATCGTATTACGTGATATTGAATATATTCCTGGATTATACAAATTATTTGATGAGGGTATTGTGAATTGCCGTGACCATGTTATACGTATGATTCAATCCAATAATGTTGAAAAAAAATTCGTAACCTATATCGATACATCGATTTCTGATGATGGAACTATCGTTATGTCCAATGATGGAAACGGTATTGATATCGCTAAACATCCTGAATATGATATTTGGATTCCTGAAATGATTTTTGGTCATCTACGTACATCCACTAACTACGATAAAACCGAAAAAAAAATCGTTGGTGGAAAAAATGGTTTTGGTTTCAAATTGGTTTTGATTTGGTCTGAATATGGTAAAGTCGAAACTGTTGACCATATTCGCGGACTGAAATATGTACAAGAATTCAAGCGTAATTTAGATGAAATCTGTCCGCCTGTTATCACAAAAGTCACTGGGTCTACCGCATCGAAACCTTATACTAGGGTTACTTTCAAACCGGATTATAGACGTCTTGGTATCCATGGTCTCACTAGTGATATGCTTTCGTTATTGAAAAAACGTGTATATGATATCGGTGCTGTTACTGACCACTCTATCAAAAAAGTAAAAATTGGATATAACGCAAATGTTATCCCTGTCAAAAATTTCCAACAATATATCGATTTGTATTTGGGTACTAAAGAAGAATCCAAACGTGTTTATGAACAAAGTGATGACCGTTGGGAATATGCGGTTGGACTTTCTCCTACACATGAATTCATTCAAGTATCTTTTGTAAATGGCATTTGTACTTTCAAAGGTGGCAAACATATCGATTATATTATCGGTCAAATCGTAAGAAAACTATGTGATTATATCGAGAAAAAGAAAAAAGTAAAAGTCAATTCAGCCGCTATCAAAGAACAGCTCGTTTTGTTTTTACGATGTGATATCGAAAATCCAGCCTTCGATAGTCAAACCAAAGATTTCATGAATACACCATCCGCTAAATTCGGTTCAACATGTACAGTTTCTGATAATTTCATCGAAAAATTGGCGAAAATGGGTGTTATGGATGTAGCATGTTCGTTGACTGAGGCCAAAGAAAATAAACTGGCGAAGAAAACCGATGGTTCTAAGACTAAAACGATTCGCGGCATTGCCAATTTTATTGATGCGAATTTCAGTGGTACAAATCAATCGAAAGATTGTATTTTGATTCTATGTGAGGGGCTTAGTGCTATGTCTGGTATTGTCTCTGGATTATCTAGTAATGACCGTAATACAATTGGTATTTATCCTTTGAAAGGGAAGTTATTGAATGTACGCGGTGAACAAATGAAGAAAATCGCTGAAAACAAAGAAATCAGCGACTTGAAGAAAATATTAGGTTTGGAAACTGGTAAAACGTATTCGACGATTCATGATGTACAACAAAACTTACGTTATGGCAAAATCATGTTCATGACCGACCAGGATTTAGATGGTAGTCATATCAAGGGTCTTTGTATCAATCTGTTTCATAGTGAATGGGCGTCCCTTGTCAAAATTCCGGGATTCTTATCTTTTATGAATACTCCTATTTTGCGCGCAAAAAAAGGTGCTCAAACTAAACTATTCTATAATGAGGGCGAATATTTGAAATGGAAAGATTCGTTTGGACCAAATGGACCTACCGGATGGAATATCAAATATTTTAAGGGTCTTGGTACTTCTACATCCGCAGAATTCAAAGAATATTTCGCGAATAAGAAAATCGTCGATTTTGTCTATACTCCAACTAGTGATGATACTATTGATAAAATTTTCAATAAAAAACGTACAGATGACCGTAAAGATTGGCTCGAACAATATGATAAAAATTCGTATTTGGATACTAACCAGCCAAATGTATATTATGAACAATTCATTAATCAAGAGATGATTCATTTCAGTACATATGATTGTGCTCGTTCTATTCCAAATATGGTGGATGGTCTTAAGATTTCTCTTCGTAAAATATTATTTTCAGCTTTCAAACGTAAGCTTACTAGTGAAATTAAAGTCGCACAATTTTCTGGTTATGTCTCGGAACATAGTGCGTATCACCATGGTGAAGCCAGTTTGAATGGCGCTATTGTGAATATGGCGCAGAATTTCGTTGGCTCTAATAATATTAATTTGTTGGAACCAAATGGACAATTTGGCACTAGGTTAGCAGGTGGCGAGGATAGTGCGTCTGAAAGATATATTTTCACACAATTGAACTCACTGACTCGTTCATTATTTCCAGAAATGGATGATGCTGTATTGAATTATTTAGATGATGATGGTAGTATTGTAGAACCAGAGTATTATGTTCCTATCATTCCATTTGCTCTTGTCAATGGAATTTCTGGTATTGGTACTGGATTTTCATCTAAAATCGCTCCATATAATCCAAAACAACTTATTGAGTATTTAAAATTGAAATTACAAAATCAGGCTACTAGTAATATCGAGTTTATTCCATATTATGAAGGGTTCCGTGGCATCATTCGTAAATTAGAGGAACAGAAATATTTGATAAAAGGTTTATACAAAAAGATTGGCGAAGACAAAATCCAAATTACTGAATTACCTGTCGGTACTTGGACTATGCCTTATACATCATTTTTAGAATCATTGATGGATGGTGCTACTGTTGATAAAAACGGTAAGAAAATCCCGCCAGCAATCAAAGATTTTACCTCGATTTGTACAGAGGTAAATGTGGATTTCACAGTTGTATTTCCAAAGGGCAAATTGGATGAACTAGAAGCAGCGGTTGATGCGAATGGTTGTAATGGTGTTGAAAAACTATTGAAATTATTCACTACAATTAGTAATACCAATATGCATATGTTTAATTCCGAATTCAAATTACATAAATATAATAGTGTGGAAGAGATTATAGATGACTTTTATGGAGTACGTATTAAATTATATCAAAAACGAAAAGAACATCAAGTCGCAGATATGGAACGCAAATTAGTAAAATTATCAAACCGAGCACGATATATTCAAGACAACTTATCTGGCACAATTGATTTGCGTCGTAAATCCGCCGTTCAAGTAACCGAAATGTTGACAACAATGAATTATGCTAGTATTGATGGTGATTTCAAATATTTGGTCAAGATGCCGATGGACTCTGTCACTCAAGAAAATGTTGCGAACATTATGAAGGAAAAACAGGAAACTGAAACTGAATTGACAGTATTGAAAGCAACCTCAGTGGAGAAAATGTGGGTTCGCGAATTGGAAACTCTCGAACATGAATATGATGTTTATAAAGTAAAACGTCAGCGTATTCAAAGTGGTAATGCCGAGAAAACCGCAGGCGGTGGAACTGATAAAAAAGTAAAACTTGTCAAGAAAGTTAGTAAGTAGTTTTATAATAAATTTGTAATTTTATAAATGTAAATAAAAATAAGCAATTATACGTAGAAGTATCTTTTTTTACATAGTTTTACTCTTTGAAAAATAAAAATTTGCAAAATAAAGTAGGGTCAACTTTTTGAATTTGGACATTTTAAAAATGTCCATTTTTGAAAAATGGCGATCAAGAATTTGCAAAAAAGTGATTTCACTCGAAGATGCTTTGTATATCGATTTTTTTCAAAAATTTCGGCTGCATAATTTTTAAATAATTTTACTGCGGAATATTTTAGGGGAAAAATTTGTAACAATATTATATAAATGTCCTATAATTGCCTCGCTGCTAAAAAAGAAAATAATAAATATAATTGTATATTATGTAACTATAATACGAGTAACAAAAAAGACTATACCAAACATATAAAAACAAAAAAACATGTAACATTTGTAACACAAAATGTAACAAATTGTGTTACAAAAAATCCTGAAAGCATTATTCAAGCGTTTAAATGTAAAAAATGTGATAAAACATTCAACAATCGTATGAGTTTATGGCGTCATTCAAAAAAAAATTGTTCAGAGATATTTTCTAATAATGTTGATTCAAACCCAGATTTAGAAAAAAAAGAATTGTTCTCGAAAGATATAATTTTAGACTTAATAAAACAAAATAAGGAATTACAGAACGCAATGTTAGAACAGACTACAACTGTTATGGAACAAAATCAGAAATTATTTGAAATAACAAAACAAACTTCTTTGGTAAATAATATTACAAATAATACTACGAACAATACTCAATTCAATCTGAATTTCTTTTTGAACGAAACTTGTAAAGATGCTATGAATATTACCGATTTTGTGAATTCTTTACAAGTACAAATAGCCGATTTAGAAAAAACAGGCCGACTCGGTTACGTAGAAGGAATCAGTGGAATACTTTTGAGGGGTCTTCGAGAACTTGATTATACAATGCGACCTATACATTGTACTGATTTGAAACGTGAAACCGTATATGTAAAAGATGAAAATTCATGGGAAAAAGATGATGATGAAAAAGCCAAATTAAAATTAGCAATACAACGAGTCGCACGTAAAAACATGAGAACATTACCAAGATGGCAACAAGAAAATCCAGATTTCAGAATATTAGATACCAAAGAAAATGATGATTACTTGAAAATAGCATTGAATTCAATGGGTGGTCAAACCGATGACCAGCATGAAAAGTATGTAGAAAAGATACTTCGGAATGTTCTCAAAGAGGTAGTAATTGAAAAGAAATAAATTCCGTAAAACTATTTGATTATTAAATAGTTTTACTCTTTGAAAAATAAAAATTTGCAAAATAAAGTAGGGTCAATTTTTCGAAATTGGACATTTTAAAAATGTCCATTTTTGAAAAATGGCGATCAAGAATTTGCAAAAAAGTGATTTTGCTCTGAGATGCTGTAAATACAAAAAAAATGATTCAAAATGTGTTAGCATAATTTTTTTTGTTTGATTTTGTCGAAACTTTTTCCTTGACTGAATATAAAAATTTAGGCAATGAATTTTTCTCATTTTTAAATATTATAATTATGAAACCATAATGAGTATGCCAATTAAATATTTTTTTGAAACGACCGCTTGATAATTTTCAAAAAGTCTTTAAAATGAAACTTTGGCAATTTTAGGCAATGAATTTTTCTCAAAACTTTTTCCTTGCCTAAAATATACAAATTTAGGCAATGAATTTTTCTCAAAAAACACCAAAATTATTTTTTTGTGAAAAGTGTGACTATTCAACGTATAATAATAGTGATTTTATTAAACATAATTCCACTCGAAAACATCAAAAAGTCTTAAAAAACGCAACTTTGGCAATTTTAGGCAATGAAAAAGTTTCATCAAATGTTTCAAATTATAGTTGCTCTTATTGTAATTATAATATAAATATTAAGTCTAGTTATGATAAGCATTTGTTATCTGAGAAACATAAAAGAAATGTTAACAGTCAAATGAAAGATACCAAATATAATTGTTCTCATTGTAATAAGGAATACCTATCATATAATGCTTTTTGGAAACACCAAAAAAAATGTAATTTATCTAGTAATGATATTTTACAAAATACATTCAATTCGAATAATGAAATAAGCAATACTACTTTTACTCCCGAATTATTTATGGTATTTGTAAAAGAAAACAAAGAATTACAAAATATTCTTATCGAACAAAACAAGGAATTACAAAACAAATTATTAGAACAAAACACAGAACATCATAAACAAATAATGGAATTGGCAAGCAAACCTGTTAGTAATACAACTAATAATAACAATACTACCAACAACACTCAATTCAATTTACAATTCTTTTTGAATGAAACTTGTAAAGATGCTATGAATATTACAGATTTTGTTAATTCTTTACAAGTACAAATTGCGGACCTTGAAAAAACCGGCAAACTAGGATATGTAGAAGGAATAAGTGGAATATTTTTGAGAGGGCTTAGAGAACTTGATTATACAATGAGACCTATACATTGTACTGATTTGAAACGTGAAACTGTCTATGTAAAAGACGAAAATTCATGGGAAAAGGACGATGATGAAAAAGCCAAATTAAAATTGGCAATACAAAGAGTCACGCGAAAAAACATGAGAACATTACCAAAATGGCAAGAAGAAAATCCAAATTTTAGAATATTAGATACCAAAGAGAACGATGATTATTTGAAAATAGCATTGAATTCAATGGGTGGTCAAACCGATGACCAGCATGAAAAATACGTAGAAAAAATAATGCGGAATGTTCTCAAAGAGGTAGTAATCGAAAAAAATAAATAAATGGTCGTTTAGATATGTTGTTAATTTATTATAATATACACGTAAAACTATCTAAAAATATTAGATAGTTTTACAAAAATCACCAATAAATTCACCTACTAATTGCTAATTCATTTGTAATTACGATACATTTTGATTTGTATGTTTTACTGATATCACTGAAACATTCATTCGCATAATTGATAATAGACCCAATTTCATTCAAAATTTTATCATCCCATTTTCCGGCTTGACTTTTATCGAGGTGGTCGATAAACCGAATAATAATATCAGTTATTGTTGTTTTCAAAAGGTCAAAGATATTATGTATTTCCCTGTATTTTTCATGTTTTTTTTCATTTCTTTGAAGGATTAATTTAAAATTTTCTTCTGAAAGTTTATTCATCATATAATCGACACGTAAATTTTGATTTCTATCTTCACGATTTCGAATAGCATATCTATGCATTGTAACTCCTTCTATATGAATAGCATTTTGAACCAAGTGCATTATTAAGTCCGCGCAACTATTTGATAATGGATGCGCATTGTGTTTAAACAATAATAAACTACGTGTGGTTGTAAATAATGTATAGTTTAGTCGGTTATGTTGGCATGGATTATCTACTTGATTATTAGGAACATCATTTCCATTTCGGCGAGCCCATTCATAATAATGTGGGTTTAAACCCGCTCGTTCAATAGCTCCTGTTATCCAATTGAACCCAGTGTTACATTTTGTACACCACATATGGTTACAACCTGATATTCTAAAAATTCCCGCGCGACAACTAGGACAAGGTTTTGTATCGTTTGATAATAATCGAACACTAGCTACTGTTTCTGGATTACAAACATGTTCAACATCACGATTAAGACCTTTTATCTCGTGACATTGTGGGCAAGACCATTTTTCACATAGTCCGCATTTCCATTGGGTACTAAGAAATCCACGACAATCATTATCTGGACAAGCACGAATAAATTCGGCACGTTGTCTTTGCGGCTGTTCTGGTTGTGGCCGTCCATAAGGATTACGATTTAATGATTCCTGATATAATGCTTCACGTTCATTTTGAAGTTCAGATAATCTATATCTTAATTGTCCTATTTTTTCTTTTAGTTCGCGTTTGTTGTATTTTTTTATTTCAATATTATTACAATTAGTACGCACTGTTTCTAATTGTTGTTGCCATATTCTTAGCTGTACCCAATATTCTGGTAGATGCTTCGGAATATTACTTACGAAATTTACAATGGGAGAGTATTTTATAGAGCAATTTTGGAAATCCAACATTGCTAATTTATGATATATTTCCTTTATTTCATTATCAATCTTTTGAGGTCTTAATAATCGTTCCACTATTGGTTGTGTGGCTGGCATCAATGAACGTTCGATATCAAATAGTATTTCCTCACGCTTTTTCTTTAATTTTTTACTAAGAAATACATCTGAAAATGACTTAGCAATGAACTGACGTGTCCATTCACGATTACATGGAGGATTCATACATTTGCTTGTAGTTCCGTCAAGTATATATGTTTCGCAACATTTACGACAAGCTGTAAATTCACAATATGGGCAACAAACTGATTTTCTTATAGTTGAATTCAAATTATTATCACAAATTACGCATACTTCTGACATATTTTTTATTAATATACATTACATGACAAATTACTTTTAATTTGTTTTCAAAGAATAATAAAATAAATAAATTGTGTAAAACTATGTAATTTTTACATAGTTTTACTCTTCGAAAATAAAAATTTGCAAAATAAAGTAGGGTCAACTTTTCAAAATTGGACATTTTAAAAATGTCCATTTTTCAAAAATGGCGATCAAGAATTTGCAAAAAAGTGATTTTGCTCGAAGATGCTTTGAAACGCGATATTTTCAAGAAAATATGACTGCATAAACTTTTAAATAATTTTATGCGTAAAACCAAAAAGGGTTTTTTCTGGTTCAAATATATAGAATGAATTTAGAACAAATTTTACCCCAAAAAACCCCAATATATTTTTGTGAAAAATGCGCATTTGTATCGAGCAATCGTAAAGACTATGGACGACATCTACTCACTCGAAAACATATTTTAAATGCCGAATTGAACCAAATTGAACCGAAATTACCCCAAAAAACCCTAGACCATAAATGTAGTCAATGTAATAAAGTATACTCTAATAAAAGTAGCCTATGGTATCATAAAAAGAAATGTACTATAACAAACCAAGAACATTGTAATAATTCAATAAATACGGTTACACCTGAATTGTTCATAGAAATACTAAAAGAAAGTAAAGAAATACAAAATGTTCTCATTGAACAAAACAAAGAATTACAAAACAAAATATTAGAACAAAACGCAGAACATCATAAACAAATTATAGAACTGGCTAAGAATCAATCTGTTACAAACAATACTATTAACAATACTACAAACAATACTCAATTCAATTTACAATTCTTTTTGAACGAAACATGTAAAAACGCTATGAATATTGCTGATTTTATTAATTCATTACAAGTTCAAATAACAGACTTAGAAAAAACAGGCCGACTAGGTTATGTAGAAGGAATCAGTGGTATATTTTTAAGAGGACTTCGAGAACTTGATTATACAATGCGCCCTATACATTGTACTGATTTAAAAAGAGAAATCGTATATGTGAAAGATGAAAATTCATGGGAAAAAGATGACGACGAAAATGCCAAATTGAAATTAGCAATACAAAGAGTCGCACGTAAAAACATGAGAACCTTACCAAAATGGCAACAAGAAAATCCGGATTTCAGAATATTAGATACCAAAGAGAACGATGATTATTTGAAAATAGCATTGAATTCAATGGGAGGTCAAAATGAACAAGAACACGAAAAATACATAGATAAAATAATTCGAAATGTTCTCAAAGAGGTAGTAATTGATAAAAAATAATCAATATTATATGATACTATAAAATCATATAATATATACTATAGAACATTCACTTGACCATCGTTATCGTTCTCGATATTATTATTATCAACAGTGTCATGAACAATTGGTAACGTTTTCGATATTTTAGGTTTTATATTATGTTGTTGTAAATAATACAATCCCCAATGAGGTAAATTAATAGCACAATTCATAATGGAATTATAGGTGATTCCAGTAACTAACGTATCTGCATCACCTGAATAACTGATACTATACCACCAATATGGAGGAACATATAATAAATATCCAGCATTGACATCGAATTCTAAGAACCGCATCTTATCCATTTCATGTAAATATTTTTGCTGTGTTTTCCATACATTTACCGGGGAACGAAATTCATAATTTTCATAATCTTTCACAGGATACAAATATTTTTTACTTTTCCATGGAGTCATTTTTACTTTTATTTTACCGGAATTTACAAGTATAAAATGGCGATAATTTGTATGATATCTTAGAGGAGTACATACACCTTTCGAACCGAAATTAATATCATATTTGGTAATTACTGTCATAGTTGGTTTCAAATAAGAATCGTTAGTATGATAATATTTTGATAAACCAGCATCAGATACAAAATTATCATTGTTCTCTGTGAAATAATTAGAATGTGTATCACTATGCGTCAAATTAATCAAACTTTGAATAGGTAGCATAACATAGTCGATTTGATTGTTTTCTTTCAAATAATCGCTCGCTTCTTTTACCTTGATGTCCGCATTTGACGTAATATTTTTAATAGTATCATAATTGATATTTTCAAAATATTCCGGATTTACGCTTTGATAATCAAACAAAACCGGCTGTTTCAAATCACATACCTCTTGTAAATTCGTATTGGTAGAATAATCCATTTCATATATCTCCAATTCTTCACTACGTTTCAGCTGGTGGATAATATGAATATATAAAAACAATATGAACAAAAAAATAAATATAGTAGTTAAAACATTCATTTTTTCCGCAAAACAGTATATAGTATAGTATATGATGTTTTTGTATTATATACAAACGAATGTTATTTAATTAGTTCTTTCATTTACGTGATTAATATAAAATAAAAAAACGAATACTATTATTATAACAGCCAAAACAATAAGTGTTATATCCATAAAATATACGATAATATTTGAAATACATGATTTTAGTTTTATATTTGTTTTTTATATATTTTATTCATTATCATTTATTTTTGGTGCTAAATAAAAAGTGATTTTTGTATGTTCATCACCAAGATAATAAATAATTTTCATAGGATAATTATCAGTAAGATGTATTTCCATATCTTTTGCTATTTTATTGAACATACAAATATTATGTAATAAAGCTAAACTAAATGATAGACGTAGTGTTTCACCTTCGTTTATGGAAAATGATGTCAAATCGTCAATATTTATATCAACCGTCATTTTACCGGATTCAACACTATTCGATTCAAGAATGATTTTTTCTTCAGTACAATTGACCTCTATAGTATCACTGAATAGTTTCAATTGTGATATAATATTGGCAAATGTAACGGACTGTATAGAAAATTCGGCTTGACTATCAAATTCAGGAATACCGAGAATATCGGTATCTAAATCAATTAATGGAATTTCGAAATGTTTGTCAAATATGGTTTTGTTTTCACATACAAAATTAACAAACAACTTATCAGTATCGTCTGTATTGAAAACAATATTCGTATCCTGGATTTTATCCCTTGTATTCAAAATTTTATATAATAGTGTAGAACTGACACCGATCAACATTGTACCTGGTTTGTTGTGTTCATATATATCAAACCACGTGTTTGGAATGGATATTTCGAATATGGATACCCTTGCCGAATCCATAGATTGGATATACATTCGTTCTTTTTCAAACATAATATTTATATGTTCAGAAAACAGTTTTATATGCTGGAATAGTCCAGCAAAACATTCCGATTTTTGTTGATTTCTAATTACGATGTTCATTGTATTGTAGTATAATAAATTTCGTTTTTATATTTATTATATTATTTATAATCAATTTTTCTATATCAATGATTTTTTGTTTCTTCGGTTTATCTTTCTGGATTTTCTGGATTTTTTTTGATTTTTAGTTTTTCCGCCTTTTATAGGTTTTGATGATTCTTCTTTTTGATCTTTTAGATCTTTAGATGATTCTTCTTTTAGATCTTTAGATGATTCTTCTTTTTGATCTTTTAGATCTTTAAGAAATATGGAATATGATTTTGGATCTCCAATATATCCCATAATTTCGTTCACCGCAGCTGTATCAATTATTTTTTTGGGATTTGTAGGCGTACCATCACCGACAAGTTTTTGTCCAATAGCATTGCCTATTTTTTCAGCATTATAAATACTTATATTGGTATTTTTATCTGGTATCCATTCCAGTTGGTCATTGAAACCTAATTTTGTAAAAAAAGTAGGTTTGAATTGTCCTAATGTATTAAGGTGTTTCCATTTTTTTTTTTCTTCAGTATAATTTTTTATAGCGCTTCTGTCGATAAATAGTCTTACTTTATTATTTTTGTTTTCTTTTTTTTCATTTATAAGAGATACTATTCTAATAATTTCATTGAATAATTCATTGTAATTATCATAATTATTTTCATTATTATCAGCACGAATATAATCAATTATAATTTTTCTATTTTCATTATAATCATCTCGAACGCCATAGAATTTTATATAACGTTCCAATAATTTTTTGTTTTTATGAACATCATTGTTATTATCATGGTTACTATCATCATAATCTGATAATTTATAATATATTCTTATCCTCTCATCAGAAAAACGTTCAATTATCTCTCCTCCGTCAAAATTATTTTCTTTTATGTTAAGTTCTTTTTCATTAATTTTAAGACTTTCTATAAGATAGTATAACCAATAAGAATACTTACTTTCATTTGGTCCTCTTAATTCTGTTGGTAATCCAGGAGCAGACAAATGTTGTTTGACTCGAGGATACTTAATAATGAATCTACTCATTATATAAATTATATATAAAATATTATACAAAAGATGGTTATAAACGGAATTAATTAACGGTGTAAAATATCTAAATTGATACTGCTGATGCCATTTTCTGATTTGTCAATTCAATACTATTTGTGAATAAATTACAAAGGAGCGAATCACTTTCATTTTTATTGTACAAAGTAATTTTGTTACGCACAATGGGATCAATAAAAGGAAGAATAATTCTAGAGATTGAATCAATCATATTGGGTGAATTATAGACAATCAATTTTGATAAATTTATAGAATAACGTGTATTGCTACGTAGACATTCATTACAGAATATTTGAATAATATCTTTGTATCGTTCACATGCGGAAACCGTAAATGAATTCAAATTGATATGAATTTCGAATTTACCATGTTCAGAAATTTTATGACGACACATCAATAACGCATGACTGACAATTTGATTATAATTTTCAGGCGTAGCATACATTTTGAAAATGGTATAATCAAAAAACACTATGTTTGAATTTTGTATGCAATAAATAGTTTTGTCTATTATTTGTTCTAATCCAATAGAATTACAAATAGTAGTAGCACATTCCATTTTTTGTTTATTTTTGAAAAACACGTTTCTGCCAGTATCGGAATAATATTGATTTCGTAAATTAGTTAATTTATTTATAAATTCCGTTTCATTATTTTTTTCCATTCTATATTTTAATTATCTATTACAGTAATTAAAATATAATTTTATATTTTTTTGATAATATTAATTTATTTTTGGATTTTACAGGTCATTAAATCCGGATTTTACTAAGTTTCTCAATTCGTCATTTTCCTCACTGAGAAAAATATTCGGTTGATTATCATTTTCTGTTATTTCAATCGGTTCTAGATTTTCCATATCAATATTCAATTCATCGTTAGATTGTTGGTTTGTACCTAAATCCGAAAAAATTTGAATTCTTTCTTCTAATAAAGCTTTGTTGACGTCCATAGTATATGTTTGTAATTTGAGAACAGTATCTTTTAATATTGACAATTCCTCTGCTAAAACCTCAAATCGATGACTGAATTCTTCTACTAATTGTTCAAATGCGTTTTCTGGTAATGTGTTTGGTAATGGTGTTTGAATATTATTTTCAAATTTGACTTGGTTTGAATTTTCTTTGGATTCTTTTACAAATGTTTCTAAATTAATTAATCTTCTATCAATTAGGGCAATTACCTGTGGTAATGTGAGTCCTGGGGCATTCATATTAGTCGATGAACCAAGTGATTGTTGTTGATTTGGCTGTACACTTCTCTGTTGTTGTTGTTGTTGTTGTTGTTGTTGTTGTTGTTGATTTGGCTGTACACTTCTCTGTTGTTGTTGTTGAATCGACAGTGGTGGATTTGCTCTACGTTTAATAGCTGCTGCGTTTGATTGACTCATAAAAGAAACAATAATATATTATAATTATTGAAATCTCTAAATAATTATAAACGTAAATATATTTATGCCGTCATTTCCATCTTTAATTTTTCGTGTGACTTGTATGGAGAAATCCACTCGATATCAGTAACATTATAATAATTAATATCATTGTATTTCTGCTTTATATTAATTTTAGGAAATGGAAAAGGGGGTTTTTGAATTTGTATGCGTAAAGTATCAATATGGTCCTCGTATATATGCGCGTTGCCTAAAAAATATACAAAATCTTCGGCTTCTAAATCACAATGTTTCGCTAGAATATGTGTTAAGAAAGAATAAGATGCGATATTGAAAGGCACGCCTAACCCTACGTCACCACTACGTTGATACAATGCGCATGATAAATATTTTTTATCTCTAACATTGAATTGACATAAAATATGACATGGCGGAAGGGCCATTTTGTCTATTTGACATGGATTCCAAGCGGACATTATCAAACGTCTGGATGTTTTGCCATCATCACTTTTCAATTCATTGATAATATTTTGTAATTGGTCAATTCCTTTGCCCTCATAATCATCATGATAATTTGTATATGGTGCGTTAAAATGTCTCCATTGATGTCCATATACAGGTCCCAAATCGTTTACCTCATTGTTATATAACCCTCGACTATCCAAAAATTCTCTGGACGCATTCGCGTCCCATATATGGACATTTTGGTCATTTAATAATGTATTATCCGTTTTACCGCGAATAAACCACATTAGTTCATTGAAACATGTTTTCCACGCAACACGTTTTGTAGTTAATAATGGCAAATTTCCATCTTTTAATGAGAACCTCATAGAATATCCAAAAATCGATTTTATGACACCATTTCTGCCGGTTTCAAGAGAACCCTTTTCTAATATATAGTTGATTAATTGTAGGTATTGATTTTCTTGGTGGTTCTCAATGTTCTCAGTATTATCAATAATATTTTCCATTATAATAAAATATAAAAAGTTTTATTTATTATAATTATTCGAAATATATATTATCATAAATAAATAAATCGATGATACCTGATTGTACTCTTTCAACAGGGTGTTTTTGTGTATATCGAGAACATGAGAATACAAGAACATTGGAAGAAACGATAGTTTCCACACAAATGTTGATGTCGATCCCTGTGTATTTGGTAATTTATGGAGATAAAAAAACAATACCATTATTGAAAAAACAACGAGAACAATATGGTTTGATGAATATATCAGTTTTTATAGAAATCGAGAAGGAACGCTTATGGTCATTTCAATATTTGGAAAAAGTAATAGAAAATCGAGAACATTATTTCCCATCAAAGGATTCGAGAACAACACCAGAGTCACATTTAATAACATGTAATAAATTCGATTTTGTATTGAATACAATGAATATGAATCCATTCAATACAACAAAATTTGGCTGGGTAGATAGTTTTTTAGGGAAAGATAATATCAAGATATGCGAGAACTATGAATCGAATATTTTACCTTGGATTTTATCCAATATCACAGATAAATTTCATATTCAGGTTCTCAATGTTTGTGATAAAAAATATAAAAACCCTGAGAACAAACGAGAATATTATAGTAAATATCAATGGGTAGTATGTGGTGGTTTTTTTACATGTGGAGAAACCATTGGAAGGTCAATTTTGAACCGAATAAAAGAGATTTTTATAGAAACCACTCAAAATGGTTATGGCCATGGAGAAGAAATGTTTTATTTGGAAGTTCTCGATGAATTCTATGATGATATACACCGAAGTTACGGAGATTATGGACAAATATGGAATAATTTTATAAGACCTACTCGTAATATTCATTATATTTATTATTTTATTTTGAAAAATTATCTGAATTTTGAATATTATAAAGAAGCGTTGGAATGTAGTAAAACACTATTACGAGAAATCGAGTCACATAATATCTATGTTATTCCAAATATGTATATGAATATATTATTTGATTATTTTATTTCAATGTATTATGAAAAACCTATAGAATGTAAGCAAATTTTACAACACATCGAGAACATATGTTCTCAAAATACGATTTTAAAAATGGAATTTGAGAACGAAAAATGGAGAATAGAATGGTATATTGGGTCAATTCGAGAAGTATTTGGTTAGTATTGTTATTTTGTTCTTTTACTAAAAAATTTATTCAAAATCGGATAAAAACCATACACCCAGAAAAAACTAGTAATTAGAATAGTAATTAATAAGGTTTCGTGATTAACGTTCAATTTATATTCTGTACGTAAATAATATCTAAATGTATAGTATAAAATAGTCAAAATAAAAGGTATAAACGAAATTATCAATACAACTGTTTTATTATATTTCATATAATATAATAAAATAAAAAATACAAAATCGAAAAATCTAGAATGCGGAACCAAAAGAACCACCGAGAACACCATTAGCAGCCATAGGACCCATCGACATCATGCCGAAGTCATTTCCGCCACCGCCACGTCCAGGCATCATATGGTCATATGATTCCATTACACTATTTTGACGAGTAGTGGCAACTGGTGCTGGTGGAAAAGCACCTTGTTGAACCATATTATTATCTAAATAATCAGCTTGACTAGGAGCATGTCTGGAAACGGGTTGGCTAACTCGAACACCTTGTTTCACATTTTCTTTTTTGTTGCCACTAGAACCATTCCATAGTTCATTGATGCGATCTACTAAAATATTTACTTTGATACCTAATTTAGATTGGATACTCAATACAATTATTAAAAATCCTAAAATAACATTAGTCAAAGTAAGATTTTCATATTTGAAACCACTATAAGTAGGAATATAAGTAATAACACGATGAATAATAATAATTCCAGCGAAAATCACCACAAGTTGTATGAAAATTTCGACTAAAAGTTCTAGACTGGACTTGTCAGGGTCGGCTTCTGGAATGAATCTTTGAATTGATTTGTTTAATATAACAACTGGAACTAATGCCATAAGAACATATTGTAAAACATTGAAAACTTCTGCTTTTCCCTCTTCAGTTGTACAGAATACATGGGAAAGGAAAGTTTTTTTTGTAATATCATTTTCTCCTCCAATCATTAATCCTCCTCCAAGTATTTCCATTTATATTTTCAATATATAGAGAACCATTAGAAAAAATAATAATATCAATATTTTTTGATTATGTATTATTGTTAAAAATATCCATCGAATTGACTAATTCCATTTTTCGCATAGATTGTTCAAAAGCATTTTCTTTTTCTAAATTGGCGAAAAGATAATCCGTGTTTGGACTCTGTTCGTTTTTTTTTATTTGTTTGTATATTAGATTTATTTTTTCAACAACGGATTGTACCATTGGTTTATTCGGCATAAGTTCTATCGAATTGTCTACTGGTTCAGTCAAAAGAGCAACCGCGAAATAAAGCAAATATCTACGTTTTTTAGCGGCAGCGGTGGTATATTTTATACAAAATAATTCATGAATCGATTTCATAATAGCAATAATGAATTGGTTGTTCAAAATACTACAATAATGAAATAACGTATCCCATACTAACCATACCACATCTTTTTGGAATTTTTTATCGACGGGTACATAATTTCGATGTTCACAATGACATGGTTCTTTACGTTTTTTACATATCAATTCAAAATCGACCATCCATTCAATCCAATAACATGCGTTCAACATATTATGTTTGTCCGCAGATATATTATATGCGAATTCATTGATAGCAATAAATAATTCTTTTGGGTCTTTTGGTTTGAATATATCTTCAACATATTTGACATTCGGTGCTTTTAATCGTTCAGTCATTTGAGTAATATCGTATTCTTCTACACGATTTATTTTTATTGGTTCAAAACTATGTTTTTTGTTCGATAGAGTGATAACCGAAACTACTTCAGCGAATAATTTGCGAATAGTAGGATGATTTCGTAATTGTAATTCCGAAATATATTGTCCTTGACCGATGATATTTCGGAATATTTCAAACCGTTTTTCTAAATAGATTACCATTTTTGGATTACCTAAATGAATGTGTTTTCCAGTATAATGGAGAATAATATCCCATACTTCTGCGAAATGTCCAGCACAAACTAGTTCAGCACACCAATAACATGCTGGTTCTATTTTTCCTTTTTTCATGTTTTCTATGAATTGTTTTCTAACGTCGGGCTTTTTAAAATTTGAAAATGTGATACCTCTAAATTGTGGTTGTGTTCTAATATCATTGATTTCTGTGTTATCATTTACTTTGGACATTTTTTCATTACTCATTTTTGATTACTATAAATTGTTAATTTTTATATCAATATAAAAATAATATTCAATAATAACACATAATAACTATAACAACCATAATGGTCTATAGAATACGTGTATTTTCCGATTTTTGTACTTCTACTAATTGTAAAGAAGCAATGGAGCGAATTAATGAAGTACACAAAATGACAAATTATGGTAAAGACAAAGAGATTTATATTACAGACCAAGATGATTATACACATGTAATTATAATGAACAAAGCAATGCCAAATATTAAACCTGATATTCCTAAGAGAAATGTAATTGGATTAGCGTTTGAACCACCGGTTCATTTAAGAATGACACAAGAGTTTGTAGATTATGCTAAGAAATATATTAGTAAATATTTCATAGGGGAAAAGAATGGATTACCAGAACCATTTATTGAACACTATAGTTATATGTGGCATATAACACCATTGAAACATATTCCAATAAAAAATAAGTCAATGTCTATAATGATAAGTGAAAAAATAGGAGAACATTCTTTACCTGGTAATAATTACAGACATACATTAGTAAAAGAAATTTTGAAAACCAATTTGCCAATTGATATATACGGTCGTGGTTGTAGATATTATACAAATATAAATGACGCTAGATTAAAGGGAGATTTCGATGATTTGGAACCTTATGAAAATTATGATTTTCATATTTGTATAGAAAATTGTGAAACAAACGATTATGCGTCTGAGAAAATAACCAATGCGTTATTATGTTCTACTACACCCATTTATTTAGGATGTAGAAATATAAATCAATATTTTCCAGATAAGACAATAACATTATCTGGTGATTTAGGGCGTGATATGGGATTAATATGGTCAATTTTGAATAATCCTGGTTTATATAAAAAAACAATCGACCCTGAAACCATAAAAAATACAGTCCTTATATTAAGGAACATAGAATATGTTTTTTCATAAAAAATTGATATCAATGACAATATACTTGTTTGTCAATATCAATAATAGACTGTTATCAACCCGGATAAAACATATATTCGTTAGAATGGAAGAAACAAAAAATTCAATGACTAAAATAATGAAAGAAATTCAAAATCTACCATACTATAAAAACCACGCTGCGGCATCGGGTGCGGTTCATAATTTTGCTCAACATGAGGATGCTGTAGCCGCTGTATTTGATAATAATGGTCTAGCTCATTGGGTACCAAAGACTAACGAAAAACCATCTTCCGAAAAAGTATGGAGTTGGATCGATTATTCTATTAGAAATGAAAAACCAGAAACAGAATTGGTTACGCCGATGCCTGATTATTCATATATTTCACAACCATGTGGCACACACGATAGTCCAGATTTCTTAGTAAAATTAAATAAAAATATATTTTTAGGAATTGAATGTAAGTCAGCAGATGGTTATTTTCCAATGTATAATAGTGGTGGCATAAAACAGAATTTAATCTATGTATTTTGTTCAAAAAAAGTGAACGCAACAACCGTTTATGTTGGAAAAGATGTTTTATCGGTGGAACAACAAAAAATAATAGACGAATTGATATCGAAACAACGATTATTAGAAAAAGAATACAATGATAAATTAAAGGCAATCGATGTTCATCATCGCGGTGTGAGTTATTATACAAGACCCATGATACAACAGTCAGGTGGAGCAGAATATACTAATTATTTTACACACGCGGAACGAGGTCAATGCGAAGCGAATGTATATAGTTTTATAGATAGCATCATCGAAAATAATTACGGTAAAGTAGAAATGGAATAAAAATTTATCAAACAAAATAATCAATCAAGTAATCAAAAAAAAAAGAAACAAAAGAAAAATATTATGGTTTTAATCCATACTATTTTTTTATATAATATTATACAATCTTATACAAATATTGGAAATAAGGTTTCTAATTCAGTTTTCGACAAC